AAGGGCCAGGCCCTGAAGGCGCTGAGAGCCTCTCTGACGGCCTAACGCACCTCCCCTGTATGACGGCCCTGCCAGGCCCTGAAAGTCCGTCAGAGAGGCTCCTAGGACCCTTCACGGGCATGAAACGGCCCCGCCCACCTCCTCAGGTGGGCGGGGCACTGCTCGACGGGGCCTCCCGGCCCCGGCCGTACCGGGACGTCCTCGCAGGTCAGGCCCACCGCTCGGCGGCGACCTCGCGCAGGGCCCCACAGCCGAGCCCCTGCTCCCAGCGCATATCCACCAGGTCCGACACCAGGTCGAAGAACGCAGCGTCATCTGCGACCACCTCGGCGCTGGTCGGGAGGACCAGGACCTCTCCGTCCTCCTCGTCGCAGGGGGTGTCCTCGGAGGCGGGGCCGGAGATGCGCACCAGGACCGGGGCCGTGGCCTGGATGGCGTGGGTGGAGATGTAGGCGGCCAGGTCAGGGAGGGTGAGGCAGCCGCTCACGCCGTGGCGGACCATCTCGTCATCCTCGTCCATCGGGAAGGAGTACTGCTGCTCCGGGTCGAGGAGGTCGGCGATGTCCCGGCCGGCGGACTGGATGCGGTAGGCGGTGATCTCCGTGGTGCTCATGGCTCTAATGTATGCATGCATACAGGCTGGGTGCAAGTCCCTGCGTCTGCGCAGGTCAGGCCCGCGAGGAGCCCTCCTCGCTCACCCAGCCGCCGCGGCCGGGCACGCGGCCGGGCATGCGCGCCGGGCCGGTGACGTCCTCGCTGCCGAGCAGGACGTCTGGGCTGTCCGTGGCGGGGGTCAGGGCGCGGCCGTCGCGGGGGCGCGGGGCCCACAGGCCGCTGCCGCCCTCGCTATGGCAGCGGGGCGAGCGGGGGGCGTGCTTGCAGGTGGCGCTGTCCGCGCCCCGCCCTACTGAGGGGTCCAGGAGCGGGGCGGTCGCGGCGGTCGAGGAGTGGGGGCCCTCCTTCGGAGCGGAGGTCCCCGCCAGGTAGCAGGCCAGGGCGACCACGGCGGTAGTGACGAGGATGGTTACGACCGCCGCGGCGATGGCGGCGACGAACATGGCTGCGAGGGTGGGACGGCGGGTGGGGGAGGCGTGTCGGGCGGCTGGGCGGGCGGTGCGGTTCGTTCTCATGTTGCTAGCGTATGCACGCATACGCCCCGCCTGCAAGCCGCAGACGGAGCGTATTCAGTGACGTGCGTCACTCAGAAGACGTTGGCCTGGTACAGAACCTCCTGCACCCGAGCGGCGTCCCGGCCGTGAGCGCGCAGCGAACCGTTGTACGGGTCCAGCTCAACGGCGGCGATGGCAAAGGATCCCCACGGCCGGGCCTCCCTCAGGACGATCCGCGAGCCGCAGTGCTCGGCCAGGAACCCGGCCCTCCCCAATGCCTGCACCGCACTCCTCATCCTCCCCTCCGCCACACCCAGGCGGATGACGAGGGGGAGGACGTAGATAAGGGTGGGGTGCTCCTCGGTATCCTCGGAGCAGTCCATGCGGAGCGGGCCGACGGCGGTCCGCGGCCTGGAGTCCTGGTCACCGCGAGTGAGGCGGGCCGAGTACTCCCGCACGTAGCCGGAGTCGGTCAGGTGCGCGGTCACCTCGACTCGACCGTTCTTCCCGTCGCGCACGGTGACGGAGTGGTCCCCGTAGCGGGCGTAATCGGTGCGGGCCTCGGGAAGACGGCGCCCGGGGCCGAGGACGTCGCGCAGGACGTCCAGCAGCTCGGTGGCAGTGCGGTCCATCTTCTCGGCGTAGGTCTCAGTGTTGCTCATGTCACTTTCCTTTTGTGAGTTGATTGCCTGTCCGGATACAAGATAAGGCTAGCGCCGCCCATACGGACGGCGCTAGCCTCCCTATCCCCACATTCCAGTGATCTCGGTCACTCACCCCCCTGAGACAGCCTGTCTATCTGCCGGCCAAGGTACTGACGGGCCTTGCGCAGGTCCTCCAGGCGCTTCGCCTCACCGCCCTTGCGGCCCTGCCTCAGTAAGTACTTGCCCGCGTTCCACAGCAGCGGGTCCGATGGGAAGGCCGCGTCGAGCACGTCCCACGACTCGACGTTGACCACGTCGCTCAGGCCGAGCGCAGACAGCGACTGCCCGAGCCACGTGTAGTGGCCTGGGGACTCCACGGGCTCGCCGCCGGGGGTCTCCTGAGAGGCCGGGGCGGACGCCGTCGGAGGCTCGTAGTCCCAGATCTCCAGGTAGCGGCGACTCGGGGTCCCCCACTCGGAGAACCCCTTGTCGCGGTATGCAGGCTCCAGGCTCTCCGGAACGTACAGGGTCACGTCACCGTAGCCGTACGGGTTCTGGGACGGGTCGTCCAGGCCTGCGGGAGGGGTGGGCGAGGACCAGTAGAGGCGGCGAGACCTCTCCGAGGCCGTGGGGGACTGGTCCAGGGCCTCGACGTACTCCTCCGGGAGGGTGAGCCGGACGCTCGGCGTGAGACCGTCGCGGACCTCCAGCCACGCGCCGTCGCCAAGGTAGAGCTCGACGCAGGGGCTCAGGCTCGTAAATTCCGCCGAGTCGATGACGAGGTTCCCGTCCTCCAGGAGGATGCGGCCCCCGCCCTCGGCCGAGATCTCGCGGTACGCGTCCACGAGGGAGTCGGTATCTCGCACCAGCCAGTCAAACGATCCGTACCTGCTCATGAGATGTCCTTTCGGGTGGTCGATGTGTGCGGGCCGCCGAGGCGGCGCTCCCGCGAGGAGCGGATGCGCTCTCCGAGCGCGAAGATCGGCAGGCCGATGGCCAGGGCGACGGTGGCGGCGGCGAGTGAGGCAGTCATGCTGCTGCCCAGTCCCGGTTGCTCAGCCAGATAGTTACGGCCTCCAGCGCGGAGGCGCCGAACTCGGCGGGAACGGCCAGGTCGGCCGGGTAGACGCCCCAGCAGTGACGGCCGCAGCGCTTCAGCTTGGCGGTGGCTCGGTCTCCCTCGTAGACGAGGCACGCGCGTGCCTCGTGCAGCGTGGTCGCGTCCAGGGGCTCGATACGGGCCTGCGGGTGCTGGAAGACGCGGGTCCGGGTGGCCTTGATCGGTGAGGTCTCGGTGTTCATGGTTCCTCGCTAGGTGGTGTAGGTGTCTGCCCTGCGGGCTTGCCCTAAGCGTATGCCGTCATACGGCCTAGAGCAAGCCCGCGGCGGTCAGATCAGTGTGATTGGCGTCTCGTCCTCGGGTCGGGTGACCTTCGGCGGCTTGCGCTTCCACTCCCCGAGGACGCGGTCCACGGTCTGGCGGGTCATGCCCGAGACCTGGCTCAGGACGGCCTTCGACACGCCGCGCGAGTAGGCGGCCAGGACCTCCTGCTGAAGGGCCGCGCGGGCCAGCTTCGCGTCCAGGCGGGCCTTGCGATCGAGGCGAGCAGCCTCCTCCAGGGGGTCGTCGAGCGGGGGCTCCGGCTCCAGGTCGTCTGTCTGCGAGGTCGGAAGGCGCTGCTCCAGGGCGTGGGCACGCTCCTGGGAGTCCCCCAGGGCCTTGGCCTGCTGGACGGTCAGGGAGAGGAGCTTGCGCAGGTCGTCGGCCATCGCGCGCTCGGCGTCGATCCCGAAGGCCTCGCGGTAGCCCTTCCCCCCGGCCCACTCCTCCAGGCGCTTGGGCAGGTCGGCAACGTCATTGATGGATGTCATAGGTACCTCCTATAGAAACTTGGTGAATGAGTACTGATCGGCAGGCACAACAGCCCACCAGGACCTCCTAGATCGCTGGCAGTTCTCGGCCACCGCACGGACTTTGTCCAGAACCTCCCGCATGTCTCTCAGACCGGAGAAACTCTTCCGAGCCTCACCGTCCTTGGAGATCTTCACGGTAATCCCAGAATAGTCCCGGTCAAGGCGTACCAGGAGACCGCCGTCTCGTAACGTCAAGGCACGCGCCCCGGCCGTCCGTACCGGGGAAGTGGTCTTTAGACGGAGTTTGAGACCGTTCCAGAAGGCTATATACGCCAGATCGAGGGCGGCTGAGTAGCTGATCTTCAGATGACGGGCGACGAAGAGTCCGGTCACCCTAGGTAATATGTTCAGCACTCCGACGCCTCACAGTCCCCGTCGTCGAACTCCCGCAGCTTGACCGTGAACCCCTCACGCAGGGCACGCCTGATGTAAGGTCCCAGGCGATCAGGGTCCGGCTCATCCATGACGAACTTCTCTGTCGTCCCGATCGGCGGCCCGTCGGCGTATACGATATCGAGTTGATAGGGGTCTGGAAGATGTCCTACCTGCACGTCCATCTCACTCACTTCCCTTCGAGTTCTCGGCCAGCAGGGCCAGCGCGTAGTGAGCGATGATGAGGATGACAGGCTCGGACAATCTCACAAACAGCTCCTCCGGCCCCGTCCCGGATTCGCTCGCCCTATCGATCCAGTCCGCCGCGGCTCCGGCCAGCGCGGTCATGGCGAGGAATCCCCCGACGTCAGGATCGGATTCCACCTGTGCCCTGACCTCGGCCAAGATTCCAGACTCGCCCTGCTCGCCGTATCGACTCCGCGGGGAGGCTGTCTCTGCAAGCCATTGCACGCAGATACGCACGAGCGTGGCCAGAGCCTGCTCTGCCTGAGGTCTCGGCCCGTACTCAACCCCCTTGAAAGTGGCGAGGGCCCCCAGCAGCAGGGCGAGATACTGCTCGGGTGAGGTATCAAGGAGAGTCCTAGGCCCCTCCAAGAGCTTCTCCACCCGAGCCACCGCCTGGTCCAGGGGAGACGGGGCCGGAGGCTCCAAGGTCGACGTGACCTGTAGCAGGGCGGGCAGGCGACGCTCAGAGATGTTGGCGCCTCGGAATTCAGTGCGCAAGGTCTGTAGATCAGCGGCGGGGACGGGTAATACGTCCTCCCAGGCGAGGATTCTGCCAGAGTCGGGGTCATCTCTACGTATGAGGCTCCCGACGCCGGGCCCCTGAATGATCTGGTACTTGAAATACGCTCCGGTCGCCGAGGGTCCCACGGACGCGGCAAGCGCCTCGTGGAGCGGAACTCCCCTCAGGCTCCCGGAGGTGATTCTGATAAGGGGGCTGGACGGCCAGTCACTCATTACCGGCTTCCTCGTCCTCCAGGTACCGGGTAGCCCATGCCAGGGCCAGGGCGATGACCTGGATCACCTCGGACTCCAGGTCCGAGCCGTGACCGGTCTCGGTGTCGTTGTCGTAGGTCAGGCAGGCCGCTACCTCGCCGATCTCCTCGACTAGGGCGAACAAGCGCGTGGCGTCGGTGTGGCCGTCGCACTCCAGGGTCATGTCGGGGTGCTTCTGGGCGGCGCGGGAGTACTCCGCCAGGGCCTGAGTCAAGACGTCGAAGTCCTCAGACAAAAGCTTGGATGCGGTGTTGGCCGTATGCCATAGCCACATCCTGGCGTCCTCAGGGTCTACGATCCGCCTGTTCCCCAGGAGGGAGGTGTAGTGAAGCATCCGCGTGACCTCGAAACTGTGATCTCGGGACGGCCCGGAGGCCCTCTCCGCCGGGAACCTGCCGCAGCCCTCCCACCACACTCGCGCCATGCGAGACCGGGTGACGATTTCTTGCGGGATCGGGACGCCTATCCTCGCCATTAAATCGTCCAGCTCGGACAGCTTGCCGTCGGTGTACGCCCAGACGTAGACGTCCTGAAGGGCTTGCTTCAGGTCCCGGATACGCCACTGCCGGTGCCTATTTAGCACGTCCTCTGGGTAAGCGTCATCGTGGTTGCTCATAGTATCTCCTGACGTAGATGGGGTGGATGTATGAAATCATACACCCACCCCTGCGGAGATGCAAGCCATCAGAACCGGGGAACCGCCCCGGCCAGTGAGAGGCCGCTCACAGCACGCCGGATCGTCCCCCTCGGCACGAACAGCGATGCCTGCCCCGCGTCTCGCAGGCCGAGTAGCCCCATGCTCAGGGCGTCCACCTGGTCGTCGTGCCGGCCCGACGGAAACGCGCGCATCTCCGAGATGAGTTCGTTCACCCACCCGTTGCCGGGGTCCGAGGGGTGGGGGAGGTAGACGTTCCCGGACTCGATCTCCGGCGTCACCGCGCGGGCCCGGACCTCCTTGGGCGAGCGTGGCTTGATCGGCTTTATCCCGGCCACTTTCTTGCGCAGCACGTCGATGGCCGCCGTGCCGTTGGCCGCGTCCTCCACGAGGCGCTGGTGGACGAACGAGCCGCCGGGGGACGCTTTGTCGTCCAGGTCGCCGGCGCTGCACCAGCGAAGCATCTTCGCCAAGGTCTGCGTGAAGCTCCACTGCCCGCGCTGCTGGGCGACGAGAAACCGGTCCGGACCTTGCCGGCACCAGCGCTGGCCTACGGCGTAGTCCGACGTCGAGGAGCCCTTGAACGTCAGGTCCCACGAATCGAGCCACTGCCCGCGCTCCAGGCGCTCGCGCGGCAAGAGGATCACGGAGTCATCGCCGTCCTTCACCTTGGACGGGTCGGTCGTCCAGAAACGGAGCCAACCCAAATTGAAGATCGAGCCGTCGGCGGGGGTGGGGTGCTGCTGGTAGAGCGCCTCCCACATGTACGAGCCCACCGATCGCTTCAGCGAGTCCCAGCGCTCCAGCGCTTCCTCCCGCGTCTCCTCCACGAGGGGGCTGTAGAGCGGGTCACCGGGCTCGCGGCCGAGCGGATCATCCTCCTCGGCGATGGCTGGGAAGACCACGTTCTCCCACTTGGAGGCGTCCGGATTCTTGGCCGGATTCAGCAGGCGGCCGATGAAGTCGTCCTCGTGCCAGCGCGTGGCGATGGCGATGCAGAGGAACGGCGGCTCCAGACGGGTGACGGCGTTGGCCTGCCACCAGTACCAGAGCGCTTCCCTCTTTGACTCACTGTGGGCGTCGGCGAAGTCCTTGACCACGTCGTCCATCAACATCACCTTGAAACCCAGACCCGTGATGGACTGGCCCGGCGCTGAGCGGGAGACGATGCCCCCGCCGCGCGTCGTCTGCCACTCGCTCACGGCGCCCGCGTCGGACGCGATCTTGATGCCCCACTTCTCCCCGTCCTCCTCGACGAAGCGCCGGACCTGGCGGCCCCAGGCCGTGGCGAGCTGCGGCGAGTGGGAGATGAGTCCGATCTTCCAGTCCGGGTGCTGTCGCAGGATCCAGATGGGCAGGTTGATCGAGGTCAGCGTGGACTTACCCATGCGAGGCGGCATGGAGATCGTCATGTAGCGGTTCTCGCCAGCCTCGACGGCGCGCACCGCCTCGGTCAACCGGTCGGATAGGTATTGGATGTGGGGGCGGCCGGCGTATGCCTCGTCCAGCTGTTGCGCGCTCTCCAGGGGGCTGCCGGCCTGCCTGTAGGCCGGGTCGTGGGGGTACGGAGCCCCGGCATGAGGCCGCCCGTCACACGAGGGGCGGTCGCACTTCGGCTGGTTCTCCAGCCAGGCCTGGCGCTTGATGAGGGCCTCCAGCTCCTCCTCCAGCTGGGCAGGCGTCATCTCCCACGGCTCCAGCGGCTTTTTCACTCGGGGCATAGGTGTCTCCTATCGCTGAGGTGGACTTCCATATGGATACAGAATACCGCCACCCCATGCCGAGGGTGGCGGTATTCCGACCCAATGTCCCGGGGTCAACTCTACTGCTCGGGGTCAATCACCTCAACGTCCGCCGGGCCGACATCGATGAGGCCTTGCTCACGCTTACGGCGCTCGACCTCGGCGACCAGCTGCTCGATCCTCGACGTCGTGGCCGACGCGGTCATCTCAGCCAGGTTCGAGGAGACCTCGACCTGAATCCTGGCGGCATCGGCCCCGGCCCCAGCTGCCTCCCGCTCGATGCGGGCCGCGACGTCCATCATCTGCACGACGCCGTTGGAACTCATCCGTGCTATCCGGTCCTCGGTGAGGCTGTCGAGCCACATCTCAGCCTTCTCCAGGGCCTTACGACCTAGAGCCCTGTGACGGTCCCCCATGGAGATCCGGTAGCGGACAAGCTCGCGCGCCTCGTTCTCGGCCATGTGCTTGTCCCACGCCTCGACCCGCTCCCTCCAGGACCACCGAGCCGAGTAGTGGTTGCCGTTGGGTGCGTCCCGCACCCGCCGTCTCTCCATGTCCCGGTAGGCCTTGAACGACGCGTACGCCGCCTCGGTCTCACCCGCCTGACGCTTCCAGATCGGGCGCGTGTAGTCCAGCGGGGCCGGCTTGCGAGGTGCCGGCGTCTTCGCGGTAGTCACAGCCCCTCCAGTGCTGATCGCCAGTCCTGAGACGGTGCGAGGGCGTTGTTCACGAGGGCCCGGACCAAGTCCTGAGTGAAGGTCTCGGCGAACTCCTCCGACCATCCCTGCTCCCTGACCATGCGCGCACGGATGCCCGCACAGGCCGCCGTGATGGATAGGATGGTGTCACCAGCGACCATGAGCGCGTCGCCGGCCTCGGCCGCCCCGCTGCCCGACTGCTCTGGGATGTCGTCAATCACTTCGCTTGCTGCGGTCCTCATGGAGCAAATCCTCCTTCTCCTTCTGCTTCATCCGGTCGACCATGATCCTGTAGACGCGGGACACGGTCTTCGCGTGCCAGCACGACGCCCACCGTGAGTGCTGTCCATGCGGGCAGGTGCACGTGAACCTGGGGTAGCCGTGGTCCGATTTCAGGACCACATGGTGGAAGCGCTTGCCGTCGGCGCGCTTCGTCTCTCCGGAGTTCTTGGACGAGTAGGACCGCACCCACCAGACCCGCGGGTTCACCTCGTCCTGGTAGACGGCCCCTGTCCTCCAGGTCTCTCGGGCCGACTCCAGCTGGGTGGGGGTCATCCGTTCCCACTCCAGCTGGCGCACGAAGTCGAACTCGGTCGCGGTCAGCCTAGCCCTCGCCACTGAGATCGCCTCCTGCCCCGACGACGGGGTACATGCTCGACAGCGTCGAACCGGTCAGCGCCTCCCGCACCGCCAACTCGGCCTCATCGGCGTCCAGGACGGTGCAGGCAGCACCTCCGGCGGCCCGCACCCGGCGAATCTGCCGGACCTGCTCGACCGACGTGCGGGCCAGAGCGTGGCCGCGCGACTCGCCAGGCTTCTGGTGCTTGACCTCCAGGAAGACCAGGCGCCCTTCGATGCAGCACAGCACGTCCGGGATGCCGGCCTCCATGTAAATCGACCCGTGCATTTTCCAGGTGACCGACTCCGGCCAGACCTGGGCGATGCGGCGGCGGATGGCATCCACAACGCCGCTCTCCTTGCTTGCCATGTCTCTCCTTTCTCAGATACGGGGCGGCCCCGCTACTGCGGGGCCGCCTTGCTTGAGGACTCAGAGGTCCAGGTCGTCGATGTCTAGGGCGTCCACGTCGATCTCGACGTCGTCCTCGGCCGTGGCGCTGGGCTTGGTCTCGGCAGGAGCGTCGGACGCGGCGGCCTCCTCGACCTCGTCCGCCATCGGGTCGTCCTCGGGCTCGGCCTTGGCCGGCTTGGTGGCGCGAAGGTACTCGCGCACCTCGCTCTTGACGCGGCCATTGTAGGGCTCGCCGTCCTCCACGAGGATGTCGACAGGACGTCCGATCAGGCTTCGGGGGTTGAGAGCGATCTTCTTCTTGGCGATCTTGACGCCGAGGGCCTGGAGGAACGCGGCGCTGCGGAACATCGCCTTCTCCGTCTGCGGGAGGCGGTCGATGATCTGCTGGCCGGCGTAGGCGCCCTCGGTGATCTCCAGGTAGATGACGAACATCACGTTGCCCGCCTTGGAGGTCGTCTCCTCGAAGTCCGAGACCTCGGCACAGTAGGTCCCGGCCGGGACGTATGCGGTGGAGGTGTCCTTGTAGTTGGTGAAGTCGAAGGTCAGAGCCATGGGGTTTCTCCTTGATGTTGGGTTACTGGGTCAGTCGTCGGACTTGGCCGACTTGGCGGCGGGCTTGCGCTCCGGGACTCCGCCTACTCCGAGGAAGCGGGACAGCTTCTCCAGAGTCACGGGGTGGTCGCGCCCGAGGACGCTGGGGACCTTCCCGCGAAGGTTGTAAGGGATACGGGCCTTGGTCCCGTACTCCGGATCGGTGCCGAAGCGGACGATGTGCTTCAGCGAGGGGCCGTCGTCTCGGCCTGTGTTGTCGAGATCCTCCTCGACGTCGGCGTAGATGATATAGTTCGGCGTGGCCCGAATGATCGACTGGGCGCCGCGCTGGACGTCCGGCGAACGGCGGACGCCGCCGTTGATCTCGTCCTCGACCATCTTGACCTGTGCTGTCATTACGACGTGCATCGGCTCGGAACGGTTCCCGTCGGCCAGGCCGTACCAGAAGACCGCGGTGTCGGTCATGATGTCCAGAGCCTGCCCCCAGGTACGCTGGTCGGCCGGGGCAGTGCCCTGTTTGATCTCGCGGACCGCGGTCTCGGAGAAGCCGGTGAGGTAGCGCATCGTCATCTTCTGGAGGGCGGTGAGGCTGTCGATGATGACGGCCTTATAGCCGTGACCGCCCTTGTCGAGGCTCCAGAAGATGTCGTCCAGGGCGGTGACGCTCTCGGGCCGGACCACGTCGATGTTCTTGGCGTAGGGCGCGTTCTTGAAGGACTGGGTGCCCTTCTCTCCGGGCAGGTCGATGAACAGGGTCTTGCCCATCGTGGCGACCGTTGAGGCCAGAGAACTTTTTCCTGAACCGGGGGCGCCGAGGATCAGCCACCTGCCGTAGTCGGCCGCCTCCTTCTCAACGTCAACAATGCTGACGCCGGCGAAACTGGTCATTGAATTTCCTTCCGCTATTGGGTGGATGACTTAACTGTAGGTGTATGCGGACAGGCATCGCAAGCCCGAGGAACTACCTGCCGCTGTGAGACGGGTCACGGTAGCGCAGGCCGTACTCCTCCGGTGCGTACTCCCCGCCCGGCCCGCCGACCATCTGCGCACGGCACAGATCGGCGAACTCGCAGAACTGGCAGGACGCCTTCCCGAAGTTGCGCGGAGCCTCGCCGCGGCGGTCGGCCCGTACGCGCGTACGGGAGATGTCCGAGCACGTGTCGGCCGCGGCCTGTAGGTGCGATCGCACGAGGTAGGGGCTGACCGGGGTCAGGTGACGGGCGAACCACTGCGAGACCACCTGCTGCGAGGCCAGTCGCTCGATCTCGGACTCCTCGGCCGTGTAGATGCCGGCCGCGCTCCCGTCTTTCTTCATACCCTCGAAGGGGACGCCTCCGGCGCACCACCCCAGGTACGTCCGCAGGTCGTAGTCCTTGACCGACGTGCTCAGCTTGCCGGCCTTCGTGATCTTGGGCGTCTTGGGGGCCTTGGACCTCACACGATCGAAGGCAACGGCGCGGGGGCGGGGCACGCCCCACTCATCGCACAGAGGCCCGAGGCCCCACGCGTAGAGCTGAACCTGGCTGTCCATCATCTCGTCCAGGCTCGTGACCTGCCCGAGGGTGCCAGACGTCTTGCAGTCCCGCACCACGACGATGCCGCGCTTACGGTCCCGGTAGACCTCGTCCGCATAGCCCCAGAGCGTGACCCCGGTGCCGGAGATCTCACGCTCCCAGCGCTGCTCGACGGCGATGATGGACTCGTTCTCCGAGTCCCCGGCCCAGAGCTCGCGCCACTCGGCGTAGGCGTGGGCGAGGCGGTCGGGGAGGGGCTGTCCTAGCCACTCGATCCAGGTCTCCCGGGCCGCCTCCCCGAGCCGGTTCCAGTAGTCCTGGGAGGCGGAGATGATCTCATCAGGTGAGACGGTGCCGGGAAACGCGGGACCGGTGTCCGTGGTCTGGATCTCCTCGAGCTCAACCTTCAGAGTTCCCTCGGCTCGGCCTTTGGCCAGGCGGTCCGCGGCGCGTACGGCGTGGAACCACGACCCGAAGTCCCGGGCGGGCGTGACCTCCGATCGTGAGCGGCGCAGGCCGTCGATGTAGCGGTACTTCCACGCCTGGGGGCAGCGGCGGTGCAGGGTGAGCGAGGAGTAGGTGGCCTTCTCGGCCGTGATGACGTCCTCCTCGGGACGCTGGGTGGGTCTCATTGGGCTTACCTATCGCTGTAGATGTGACTCATAAGGGCCTTCTCCAGGTCCGTGCGGTCCTGATAGGCCTGGAAGACTAGATCGTCCACCGTGTTCGGTGCAAGCGCGTACCAGAACGTGGTGGCGCTCTTCTGGCCGAGGCGGTTGAGGCGGTCGCGGGCCTGGACGATATCGTCGCGCTGCCACGGGAGCGAGGCGAAGATCGCGTTGCGGGCCGTGACCAGCTCATTCACGGCGACCGAGAGGGTCTTGATCTGGGCGACGATAACAAGCCGCGCCGGGTCGTCGGACCCGAAGCGCTGCCGCATGGCAAGGCGGTCCTCGGGCCTCGTGGAGCCGTCGATCCGAAGGACCGTGGTCCGCTTGTCGGCGATCTCCTCCTCGAGGGCAGCCAGCTCCCGAGTGAAGGTCCCGAAGACGACGATGCGCTGCTCGTCCTCCAGCGTGTCGTGGATCAGGGAGGCGATCGTCCTCGCCTTGGACCGGCCGATCTCTCGGACCTGACCCCCATCGTCCGGCAGGTGGCCGGCGGTGATCTGCCGGAGCCGAGTCATCCGCACCAGTCGGCTGGCCGCAGTAGCGGCGTCCCCGCCGTCGCCGGCCTCGCGGACATCGTCCTCCTCGCGGAACTCGACCTGGAGCCTGGTGCGCATGTCCTCGTAGGCCTTGAGCTCCTTCTGGCTCAGCGCGACGGGGATGACCGTATCGACGGCGTCCGGCAGGTCCAGGCACTCGGCCTTGATGGCGACCGAGGAGCGCTCGCCCATGATCTCCTCCAGGCGGTCCAGGTTCCGGAAGCCGACGACCTCGTGCCCCATGTACCCGCCCATCTCGGCGTAGTCCTCCTTGAAGTGCTTGAACGTCGCCACGCGGCGCTCGCCGTTGGGCTGGACCCGGCCGAACGCCGTGCGGTCGAGGAACCTCCACTGGCCGTAGACGTCGAGCGGGGAGTGCGGGATGACCGTGCCGGTCAGCCCGATCCGTCGCTCAACCCGCGAGCCGATCCGCCCCGCCAGGCGGGACGCGTTGGACGAGACCGCCTTGATCTTGTGCATCTCATCGATCACGACGAGATCCGGGTCGAAGTCGGTGACCGCGCTCAGCACGACGTCGGCCATCGTCTTGGACCCAACCTGGCGGCGCTGGGACAGCGTGTCCAGGTTGATCGCCTCGATAACGAGGCGCGGCTTGGCGTCTCCGAGCACGTCCGGGCCGGCCTTGGCCGCGACCTTCCGATCTAGATCGACGCCGTCTCGCCGTGCAGCGAGCGCCCAGGACCGGTTGGCATGGACGGCGCGGACGCTGTCACCGGCGCCGCGGCCCCCGCCCCCGGTGATCTTGGTCAGAGGCTTCCCGCCGCGGGAGCGGAGCGCCTCGACGCGCTGCATGACCGACCCGCCCAGCGCCTCGGCCCATACGTTGACCTGAGGGCTGACCCACTTCGGGGCCTGGAGCGCCCACTGGTCGACGGCGGCGAGCGGGCCGATCACGAGGACACGGGCCTCGCGCCGGGGCGAGGACAGCGCCAGCAGGGAGCAGTAGTCCAGCGTGACCGCGGTCTTCCCGGTGCCCGGCTCCATTAGGAGGGCCCCGACGCCGTTGCAGGCGATGAGCTTGGCCAGGCCCCGCTTCTGGTGGACGAAGCGGGGTGGGCCGCCGAACTCGAACTTAGCCATTCTCTTTCTGCAACCTCTCCAGCAGGTCCGTCACGTCCACCGGCTCCCAGTCCAGGATCAGGTCGTACTTAGGATCGAGGGTCCAGGTGGAGGCTACCCCCGGCTGCAAGTCCTGATCGACGGGGGCGTAGTACGCATCCCAGTCGGCGTTGTAGTGGCGGGCGAAGATGCCGAAGACTCTCTCGCCGGGGTCAACCTGCGCGCTCCTCCTAACGGCCGCCTTGACGTAGATGAGATCGCCTACCGGCCACGGGACGTCCTGGAGGACCCCGTTCCTGAACTGGAGGCCGGAGGAGACTGGAGCCACAACTACGAGAGACCCGCAGTCTCCGGCAATCGTCGAGGTTTCGGGGCCCCCCGGGCCCTCGAACCCGGCGATTTCCAGGTCATAGGCCATCTCCGAATACTGCTCCTCGACGACTTTCCACCAGCGGGAGTCGTGCAGCACATAGTCATCCCCGGGTATTACGTCTTCTAGGCGCTTAAGACCAATCCAGTTGCTTAGGGCCTCGACCAGCTCGTAGGCGTTGTCGTAGGGGTAGATACTCATGAGGTCCCCTTGAGGTGCTTGTCCGCGGCCTTCTCTGCCTCGGCGAGGATGTAGGCCTGGCGCTTCTCCTCCGGGATCCGCAGCAGGTCCTGGCGGCGGTCGTGGATGTCAATCAGGTAGCGGATGTACTCGCCCACGAGCTCGGCCTTGGTCCGATCGCGGCCGACGCGGCGGGCGGGGACGTAGGAGATAGGCTTCTTGCCCTTGACGGCCGTGATGTCGGCGTCCTGGATGTCTCCGGTAGGGGACTCCTTCACGCGGCGCATGATCTCCTCCGCGCTGACGATGTGCCGGCTCACCGCGCCCTCCTTCTATAGGTCTTGATGATGAATGCGATAGCTCTCAGCAGTGTTCTCACCGGGCCTCACCTTCCGGGATCGAGACGAAGGCTCCCTCGCGGATCGAGAAGGTCGGGACACGGCCGTCCCGGCGGCCGGCCTTGATCGACTTGACGCCGTAGCGGGCGATCTGTGAGAACTCGAAGAGCACCCAGGCGCCCCACACGATGTCGAGAAGGCCTCCAGACGGGACCCAGGCGTGCATGATCATGACGAAGATGGTGGCGCCTACGGCCCGGTAGGCGTGGTTCATGGCGTGGTTGGCGTGGACGGCATCGGGTGAGGTCAGGGAGTAGGTTCCGGGCTTGGGACTCATGATGATTCCTTATTGGTGGTGAGGGTTGATAGGGGAGAGTGATCTGCCGGTCAGGCAGTGGAGCCGCAGTCGCAGTACTGCTCGGGCTTCTCGCAGGAGGGGCAGTACCGGTCCCCGGTCCGCGGGTCCTCCAGGACGCCTGTCATGCTGTACTCCCGGTAGGCGCGGGCGAGGGCCTTCTCGTCGGTGACGTACATCTCGTTCCGGTACGACTCCCACTGCGCCCAGCGCTTTCTCTGCGCCCGCATCGATCCTTTGCGTGCCATTTCAGCTATCCTTTCCGCCTCGGCGGTCGTTCCTTGGATGGCTTAAGACTACGTATCACGTATGCCGTGATGCAAGCCCCGGTAAAGATCTACCCCCAGTGACGTAGGTCACTGGGGTAGATTCCGCTGAGATTGCCCCGATTTGCGCCCTAGTCGCCACGGTAGCGTGCCCGAATCGCCTGCACGGTCCTCCGCTCCCCTCCGACGTAGACATTTGCCGCCGTCTGCCAGAGGTGCCAACCACGCTCGGACATCATGGCGAACACGTCGAAAATCTCCTCGAAACGCTTCAATCCGAATGACGCGACGGTTATGTCAGGGACGTCGTCCTGGCGCAGCAGGGTCTCGAGGGCCTTCCAGTCATTCAGGCCTCGGACACGGTACCCGCGGTCGAACACGGGGTGGGCCGGGCCTCCCACCTCCCGCGCCCTCTCGAGCGTCTCCTCGGGGGTTAACAGAGGCAGGTCGTAAAAGTTACGCACCTTAGCCCTCACCTCCACTCTCGCCATTGCTCCCCGTTAGGTCCCGCTCCTCCGGGCCTTCCTCGCCGACGGCGGCCAGCGTGTACTGATTTCCTCCGCGGCCTCTTACGGCCATAATCCAGCCGCGAGAGATCAGGCGGTCCAGAGCAGCCTTGGTTCTACTCCTCGGGAGGTCCGCATCCACGAGATCGAAAAGGTCTCGCGAGTTCAGCTGAACGCCGATCTCGCCGCGGAATGCTCCGACGACGATGTCCTCATCGTCCTGCCGCTGAGCCAGCTTCTCCATCACCTTAGACATGTCGGTGAAGTCCAGCTCCACGCGGCGCTCGACGTCGTTCACGTCCTCTCCGTCGGCGTTCAGGACGCCTCCCCCTCCCGAAGGGGTTCGGCGCGGGGGCGTGATCACGAGGGACGAGCGGCCCTCGGTACGGCTGTCTAAGGTGACCACGCCGGCCACCTGAGCCTTACCCCGGCCGCCGGTCTTCTGGGAGTGGGCGCGGACCTGGCCGGGGCGGTCCTTGAGCACGACCAGCTCCATCTCACCGACGTCGCCGGGCATGGGCTGCTTGATGGGCCACACCTGGAGCAGCGTGCCCTGAACCATGGCGACCTTGTGCTGCGAGCCGATCGGCATGGAGCCCTTCTCGGCGCTCTTGGCCTGGTGGTCGATGATGATGACGGTCGACCGGCCGTTGCGCGTGAGCCGCTTCAGCCACGACGTGATGACGTCAGTCGAGACGGCGTCGTTCGCGTCCAGTCCGTGAAGGCCGTAGAGGGCGGTCATACCGTCGGCCACGATGATGTCAGGATCCAGCGACTGGAGCGCCATGTCGAACTGGTCCTGGGCGAACTCACCGGACTTCGTCGGCTGGTCCTTGCCCCACTTGTTGCGCTGCATGTCGGCCAGCGGCCCCTCGGGGCGGATGTAGGAGAACTGTGCCCGAAGGTCGTCGTCCACGGCGCCGAGCAGGCGCAGGCGGTTCAAAGTCTGGACCGGCTCGTCCTCGAAGTCGAGATACAGGGCTCGGCCGCCGGCCTCGATCTCCTGAAGGCATATCGCCATGGCGATCCACGACTTGGCTGACTCGCTGCTACCGAACAACATGTTGACGCGCCCCCGATACATCAGGCAAGCGCCGTCGTTACGGCGGCAGACCTCCGGGTCCGGGACGATTAGCTTCCCCGTAAGGTACGGCTCCAGGTCAACAGGGCTCCAGGACGAGGGGCGGGCGTCCAGCGGGTCGGGGCTCTCGGCCTCCTCGGCAGCGATCTCCTCCGGCTCCAGGGTCTTTGAAGACTCGTCCCCGAGGGCGGGGCCGAGGTCTCCCAGGGACCGCGGCTCGGCAGAGTCGCCGGCCTCAGTGAAGGTGGGGGCAGGGGCAGTTTCGTCGAGCTCGATCGTGAGCCCGTCCCACTGGCGGGCCCACGGCGGTTGCCAGCCCGGAACGTCGCCGGCCACGTCCGGCACGAAGCCGGCCACGGCCTCGGCGTCGCGCACCAGGCGCTCGACTATCTGCACGCTCTCCTCCCCGATGTACTCGGCCAGGCGGGTGAAGCCGGTGGCCTCCCCGCCCTCCCGAAGGCGGCGCTTCGTAGTGTAGATCGCCTCGCGCTCGCGCTGCTCGGCGCCGTCCTCGTCGTGAGTGGCTAGCGCCAGCGTGCGGATGACGAGGCCGGCGTTTCGCTCCCAGAACGGGTGCACGGTCTGCGAGTCCCCGTAGCGGAGGAGGCCGCCTGCGAGGGCGACGTAGGCGTCGTGGCGCTGGCCGGGGCCGGGCCACGCGTCCAGCAGGACGGAGCACAGCCCGAGGAGGATGACCTGAGCCAGCAGCTCGGTACCGTCCACGACGGCGGGGCCCTCGGCGCCGCCCCAGGGCTCGCCCTCCCACTCATAGGTCTCAGCCGTGGCAGGGTGGATCGAGGGGGGCACGAGGGTCTGGGAGCCGGTGGTGCGGATCTCAACCGATACGCCGGAACCCCTCCCGGACACGTCTGGGATCTTGAGGCGACGCGTTGGCGGCAGCGTGCCCGGCTTGGCACGGTACCAGTAGTGTGACTTGCGCGAGGTCTCCCGACCGTGGACCGCTGCGGTGTAGGGCAGCAGGTACGACTTTAGCCGCGAGGCCGCCGGGTGGTCGAGGTCGACGTCGATGAGGTCTCCCGACGCCTCTCCGAGGAGAACGCCGAGGTTCGTGGATCCCCCGGCCGTGTACTCCTCGAAGGCCTGCCTTACGGCGGCCTCGCCCTCGCCGGTGTCGGTCTCGGGGTCCGGCCAGCGGATCTTCGTCCAGCCGGCCATCGTCGGCCCCTTGGAGTGGCGAAGGATGGGCAGGGGCGTCATACCTCTGTGGTAGGCGTCGAGGGCGGCCTCTACGACGGCTGCGTTGTGCTGTTCAGTGGTGCTCATGGGTCCTGGGGTTGGGTGGAGGTGCTAGGTAGGTGTAGATGCCCTGAAACCGGTGACCGGTAGTCAGCCGGTCACCGGTTCGAGGGGTTGTCTGGATTGGTGAAGGTGGTCCGATGTGGCGTCACCTTGATCCCCGAAGGGTGTGGAGCCAGATCGACCTCCCGATTCCCGTACGCCTCCATGAGGCGCGCTAGGACGATCCTGGGTTGGAGACCCTGGCGCTCTGCCCGGCGGACGACTCTCTCCCAAGTAGCCGCCCTCATCGTGAAGGTCACCGACTTGCGAGGGCTGGAAGGGTCTCCCGGCTTCCGGCCGAAGTCGATCGATGTGGGGGCATCCAGCGGCGCGAACCGTTGGTCGAGATCTGGGCGGTCATCTACGTACGGGACAAGCTTGTCCTTGCTGGGGCGGGGCATGTCATCTCCTCTGTCGGGTGTATGCCCCGCATACACTACCCGAAGGGTATTAGAACCTCAAGGGCTCTGGGGGCCGATCTCTAGGCCGGCGGTCGCCGCATCCCGCGGCGTGGATGTCCATTCATTACGAAGGCTCATGGAGCGTTGACTAGGCGCTCGGGCGAATCACTGGTCTCAGTTCCCCGCGTACGTCGCCGGCCGGCCCACCACAGTCCGAACCGGTCCCGAAGAGGCGGTTCCCGTCGCTCGGGGGCTTCCCAGGTCGCGTCCTCCTCCGAGTTCGGCAGTGGTGATGCCGTTCCCGAAGGGCTCCGTTTGCGGGGCTCTTCCCGAGGGTGCTTTCAGCGAGGTACCTCCATAACGAAGGCGCTTCCTCCTCGCGTACCGGGACGCTGTCAACCCCCTGGAACCTGCTTCGATTTCCGCAGCGTCTCCGTCACCCCGACACTGCTCAGTGCGGGTTTACCGAAGGTCTGCGGGTCCCTCAACCCAGGCTCCCTCGTATTTCAGGATTCTTCGGGGACTCAATATGCGTCCCGGCTCCCCTCGCCCAACTACGAGCCAGGCATGTGAGAGGTGTCGGCGGTCCATCCCGTCACCCAATTTATGAGGTGGTTGGTTCAGTTGTCCGAGCCCTGCTCGGCCTTGTAGTGGGTTCCAGCTTGTCTTGAGGCCCTCGGCTGATACTCCGAGGCTGCCTCGTCCGCTCAGGCCCCCACGTGCTTGCAGAGCCTCCCAGCTGTCTGGGTATCTCGTCGCCTCAGGTTAGTTCCTCCGTTCGGACCGGAGTATCCGCCGCCGGCTTGCGGCGGCCAATCCATGGAGTTTCGCTCCCTCGGCGGTGATGGAACTATCAAACCCCATCCCGAGGGCGAGCGCAAGTCGAAATCGGCATTTACCGGGTGAGTGTCATCACATTAGCGGGGCGGCGGCGGCGCGGCCCCTCCCGGAACGAAGGTGCGGGGTACGCCTCGGGCACCGCCGGGAGTTCCTCAGAAGCCGTGTAAGCCGTTCTGAGCGCCTTTCATGGCCGTACCCCTCCGGGAGTGCGGGGACGGGGTAAAAGTCCGTCAGAATCGCTTACACGGCGTCTGAGCGGTATGCGAGGGCGTATCCCGGCGCGAAGGTGCACGAATGCGCCCACGAGATGCCCGAAGAGGCCCGGCCCCGGCATGGACCGCCGTCGGAGCTCGAGGTCGCCGAGAGGCCCGAGGGGCGGGCGTGTTGGCCGAGCGCAGCGAAGCGGAGCGAGCCCAACACGGCGACCTGAGGAAAGCCTCTCCGCCTGGGACCGAAAACGCCCGAGGACCCGTGGGGCGACCGGCGCCTCAGCGCCGCAGCGCCCTTCACGGGGACACCGGGCGGGTGAAGGTCCCCCGGCGCTGGCGACGGGCGGAGCCCGGCCAGCCTTCGAACCGGGGTTCAAAGACCGACCCCCGAAGCGGAGCGCAGCGGAGCGAGGGGGTCGGTCGGAACCGGCAACGGGTGCGGAAACGGGCTCGGCATCGGATGTGACCTGGCTCATATATACACATATATTCCACTACCCACACAACACGAGCGCCCCTGTGTCTCCTCCCCCCTGACTCCGTCAGGGGAGGAGACACAGGGGCGCGAGTGTGTGTGGGCGCGCGCGGGCGCACAGGTTAGCACTTTCAGGGGATCATTGCAATAGCCAGCCGGTGGGGTTGTTCACGGAATAGGCCTTTAAAAGTGGGATATTCATCACAGGCCGATTTGGGAATACGCTCCGACACGCCGATGAATCCCAGCAATAGCGCAAAAGTGCCAACTTTGCGGGACAAACCGTATGACTCCATACAACTAGCATACAAAGTCCAGAATGTGAGACGAGAGGGCTGCGGTAGGGCTCTGGAGCAGTGACCGGGGCCACTTGTCTCACTATGCGGACACCTGTCTCAGAATGCGGGCAGGCAGCGGGGGCGTGATCCAGGGCACGCAAAAGGGCCCCAGCCATCGCGGCTGGGGCCCTTCGGGAAGGGGCTCAGGCGTCCTTCGGCGCCCTCGCGTAGGGGGTCTTGTTGCGGGGTGGGCGGCGTGTCCCGCCCTTCGTCATCGTGCCGGGGAATTCGGGGTCCAGGCGGCGGGCCCTGCGCAGCCAGGAGTCCACGGTGTAGACGCTGCGGCCCAGCTCTCGGGCGATGTCGGTGCGGGTCTTGCCCTCCTCGATCAGCTCGCGCAGGGTCTCGACAGGGGCCCCACGGTAGGCGTTGCCCCCTCGTGCAGGCTGCTCGGCTCTCTCAAGCACGTTTGCGGCGATTTCGCAGAGGGTCCGGTGGGGGACACTGTCGGGGAATCGAACGCCCGTATCCGGGCGGCACAGGAGGTTTACGACGTGGTAGCGGCCGCCGGAGTCCGGCTCGTCGGTGATCTCGACCCAGTACTCGATCTCGTTCCTCGTGTCCCGGATCTGGACGGCGGGGCGGCCCTGGATCGTCGCCTTGCGGGCGGGGTAAGCGCGAAGTGCGTTGCGCATGGTGTCTCCTAAAGTGTGATGTAGATCTCTGGGGGGTTTGGGAATAGGCTAGAATCTGTTGCAATCACTGCGTATTCCCGATTTCTGGGTTTTGAGGCGTATGTCTCAGGAGATGTGAGGTGAAAGTGTGATACACGTCTCCGAAGATTTGGGAATAGGGATCTTTCCCAGCGTTTCCAGCGTATTCCCGGTTTTGAGGATTTGAGACGCAGATCTCAGTCAGATGGCGGGGAGCGGGTCGTCCTCATCGTGCAGGTCGTGCACGCCCCACCGGGTGCCGGCCGACGGGCCGGCCACGATCGGGACATCCATCTGGCAGTCGAGGGGGCGGAGGAAGACGTTGACGTCCTCCATGCGGCGCTTGCACTCGATCAGGATCTCCTGCCAGCGGTCCTCGGGTACCTCGATGCAGATCTCATCGTGGACGGTGGCCACGACGTGGGCGCCCTCGACCTTGGGGAGCGGGTAGCCGGGCAGCGTGCCCATGATCGAGGCGGCGGCCATCTGCATCAGGTCCGAGCCGAAGCCCTGCACGGGGCTGTTGAGGGCGTTGCGCTCGGCGTGGGAGGACTTGAACGAGCTCTTCGAGTACAGGTCGCTCAGCCACTGCGTGCGGCCTATGGGGGATGCCACATATCCACGCTCGTAGGCGCGGCGCTTGGCGCGCTCGTGCCACTGCCGCATCCCGTCCCACATCTCGAAGAATGCGCTGTGGACGGCCTGGGCCTCGGCCAAAGTGAGAGAAACGTCATAGGCGGTAGCCGCGTAGGACTGAAAACCACCAGGGCTCATGCCGTAGAGCAAGCCGAAGTTGCCTGCCTTCGCCCTCTTGCGCTCCAGGGAGGTCACGTCCTCGGGAGCCTTGCCGGCGATCTTCGCGGCGAGGAGCCTGTGAAGATCGTCACCTCGCCGGAAGGCCCCGATCATAGGGGCCGAGCGAGAGACGAACGCGGCCACGCGCAGCTCTACCTGGCTGTAGTCGAGGTCGAGCAGGACGTGACCGGGCCGGGGGATGAAGGCCGGCTTTAGTGACGCACTGCACTGCTGAAGATTGGGTGACGAGCAGCTCAATCTGCCAGTTTTTACAAAGCCTACGTTGTAGGTGGCGTGAATAACGTTGTTAGGATCCTTGAGCTCGAGCCACGAGTGCAGGAACTCCAGCGTCTTGGTCGCGTCGCGGTGGCGCAGCAGCGCGTCGGCGGCAGGGCTGCCCTGCCGCTGCTGGGCGATGAGGACCGCCTTGTTCCACTGCGCGCTGCCGGAATCCGTGCGGGCCGTCACACGCAGGTCCCCGGCCTCGATGGCCTGGGCCACGAAGCCTTGGAACCACTTCGACGTCGCGGCGGTGGTCACGCCATCCTTCGCCGGCGCCGGCGCCGGGGCGGTCCCGTACAGGCCGAGGATGTCTTCGCAGGCCTTCAGGCGTAGGGAGTCCATCTCCTCGATCTTGGCGTGGACCCAGTCCACATCGAGCAGGAAGCCGCGTTGCTCCACCTTTGTGAGAGTTTTCACAGTCGGCATGGCGACGTAGGTCGCCACCTTTCCGAGGCGGGCCATCTGGATGTCGTCGGAGTCAAAAGGCTCCTCGTCACCGGTGAGGAACATCTGGTCGCGGTGCTCATGCTCGATCTTCCAGGTGTAGTAGGTGTCGCGGGCCGCGTACTCGCCGAGCTGGATCAGGTCCACCCGCTCGGCAGCGCCGGGCGTGCCCAGGTCGAAGTCGTCCCACTCCTCGATGTCGAAGTCGCGTGCGGCGCGGATCTTCAGGCGGGTGCGGGCCTCGGTGTCCACCAGCTGGGAGGAGACGGTCGTGTCCCACTCGATCCGGTCGGACAGGTCCACGCCGGTCTGGGCGAAGACCCATCGGGCGTCGAACTTGATGTTCGCGTTGACGAAGGGCTTGCCGCTGCGGTTGATCTCGCGGCCGATGATCGCCATGACCTTTCGCCATGAGCCGAGCAGGGGGCTGGCCGGGTGCGAGAGGGGCACGAGGTAGGTCATCGGCTGCTCGCCGTCGAAGGTGCGCCAGTTGTAGGCGCCGGCTGCGGCGCGCGCGGCGTTCGGGAGGGTGAGTGAGGCCAGGACGATCCGGGCGGGGTAGCCGCCGTTGGTGTCTCCGCCGGCCTCCGCGTACTCGTCCAGACCAGTGGTCTCCAGGTCCATGACGACCTCGGAGGAGTTGTGGATCGCCTTGACGAGACCCTTCAGGTCCTCCTTGCCCCAGACCCACGTGATCGGGCCGCAGGGCGTGTGTGAGCCCTGGGCGGCCTTCCGGGCCCGGCTCACGACCTTCTCCAGGTCCATGATGCTCATGACTGCTCCTATCTGGGACGGCGGTAGCCGTCGCCGGGTGATGGGTCCAGCCTACATCTTGTGAGGTGACGGGTAAAGAGCTCACAACTTTATAAGCGTGGTCCGGGCCACAGAAAACCCCCACGACCTAGAACCGTGGGGGTTTTCTGTGGGGCGCCGTTGCCTGGCGGGGCTCCGGCCCGCTGACTAGGCGGTGGTGATGGCTCAGAGCTCGCGCAGGAGAGAGACTAGCACGTCCTGAAGGTTGCCAACTTTGTAGCTGTACTCGACGCGGCTGCGCCGTGAGTAGACCTCCATAGTCCACAGCGGCCAGTGGCCGCGCTTCTCGTCCGACTGGGTGAAGGTCAGCACTAGGTCATGGCCATTCTCCGCCAGGGCGGTGGGGGCGTCGTCCTGCGTCGCGATGCTCACGTAGCGCAGGTAGGGGCGGAGGGCGTTGGCCCAGGACTGAGCCGACACGCGGCGCTCGGTCAGCGGGTTGAAGTTGCCGGGGAAGGCGAGGTGATTGGTAGAGAGGGATGTCATTGGATTCTCCTATAGTTTGGGATGGAGTGACGGTCGATGTGTGTTCTATCTAGGCCTGCTCCTGGATCACGGTAGCCGAGTCCTTCAAGCCGTCGACCGCAGCCTCAGCTCCAGGTTGACCATTCTGGGGGAGGAAGACTCTAGTCCTCCCGGTAGCAGTAACGGTTACCGAGTCCGATCTGGCGTAGACGGTTGCGTCATCCCGGGCGCTCACCACGGCGTTGCCGTACGCGTACACCGTGGAGGAGGCCCGGGCTTCCACGTAACTGTTCTCGGAGGCATGCACGACGACCGATCCCTCGGCCCTGAGGTTTGCCTCACCGGATAGCCACACGGGCGCAGGACCCTCCGCAATTACGTTCAGGTTGTAGAGACGGTTGTCGACGGGTACGGGATGCCCTACCTCCCCACGGATTACGAACAGAGAGTTGTAGAAAGTTAACTCGACACCCTCCGCGAGGGCCTGGCTCCGGGCGACTGTTACGGCGCCGCCTGAATTGATGATGTGTTCGTACTTCATTGGATATTCCTATCAGTTGGCGGAGGCGTCTGATGGCGCGACGCCGCGGATGATCTGGGCGGCATTTTCAAGGCGTACCTGGGCCTCGGAACCGACCGTGCCCGGAGCGGGGAGATAGACCTTCGAGTCTCCCCAGGCCTCCACGTCCACGTCGTCGGATGCCGCATACACGGACGCCTCCATTTGGACGGTTACGCGAGCGCGGTCGTAGGCGTAGACGGTGGAGGAGTCGTAGGCGTCCACGACCCCCGCCTCGATTGCGTAGATAACGGAGGACTCCTCGGCGATAACGGTCGTCTCACCCTCTCCAGAGACCCAGACCGGGGCGGGGCCGTAGGTCACAACGTGGAGGTGCGCCAGGGAGTCATCTACCGAGATGGGCTCGCCGGCGGTGCCTCGGAGGTAGAAGGCTGAGTTGTAGTGGGTGAGCTCGTAGCCCTCGCGCTCGGCCTCGTCTAAGGCCTTACGGATGTCTTCCGTTGAGTTGATCGTGTACTCGTACTGGTTCTTCATGGCGGGACCTATCTACTGGGTTGGCCGTATCTCTGCCTACATCGACTGTAGGTCAGTAGTGAGGCGAAGGCAACCTCTGCCCAGGTCCATGTATGTGATTTACGCAACCCAGTCTCAATATGTGCGGGGATTGCGGAAAAGGCTGGGGATGGGGATAAACTGTCCTCAGCATCCCAGTAGCCCTAGATTGGAGACCCGTGAGCCCGCTGGACGAGGCGATCATCGCCAATGACGCGCTCCCCGAGCGCGAGCGCAAGACGAATGTCGACCTGGCCGAGGAGTTCAACACCTCCGAGGCGACGGTGCGCCGCCACCGGAGAGCCCTGAAACGCAAGGAGCGTGACGATCTTGATCGCGACGCGTTCTTCGATCTCCCCGTAGGCTCCATCACGAAGCGCGGCAAGACCGTCCGCCTCGCCGACGGCTCGTACGAGAAGATCGAGTACCGCCCCGGCGCCATCGAGATGGAGGAGGCTAAGCGCCTCTCCTACGCGGACCTTGAGCCCGTCTTCCGCGAGCCCGTCCTGACCCGCCCGAGCGCCCTCAGCAAGGCTAAGGAAGCCACGCCAATTGTCTGCCTGGCAGATTTTCAGGTGGGCAAGCAGCAGTCAGGCGGCGGCACTGAGGACACAGTCCGCCTCGTGCGGAGGGCGCTCCACGACATCGCCAACGACCTCAACGGGCCGGCCCCGTACCGACGCATCATCCTCGCCGACGTCGGTGACAGCACTGAGGGCTTCTGGAACGTCGCCAGCCAGGCCCAGACCAACGACCTGAGCCTGACCGACCAGATCCGCGTCGTCCAGCGCCTCTACGCCGAGGCGGTGCGCACGCTCGCACCGCTGTGCGAGTCCCTCTACTACGTGGCCGTCCCGTCCAACCACTGCGCGGTGCGGACCGGCATGGGGAAGAGCAGCCGCGCCAACTCGCCGGACGACGACTTCGGCATCATGATCTCGAGGAACATCGAGGACATCCTCGAGGACCGGCCCGGCTTCGAGCACGTGTCCTTCCACCGCCCGGAGAAGTGGGAGGAGGCCGTCACCGTCGAGGCTGCCGACGGCACGCGCATTGGCTTCACTCACGGCCATCTGGCGGGCTTGCAGTCGAAGGTGCCTGGATGGTTCAGAGACCTCGCGTTCGGCCGCAGGAGCGGCCTCTACGACGCCAGGATCCTGGTGCACGGGCACTGGCACAACTTCGGCGTTCGCCAGGTCGGGGACGCTCGATGGATCATCTCCTGCCCGTCGGCCGACCGAGGCTCCGACTGGTGGACAAACATCTCCGGAGACTCCACCCGGCCGGCCATCCTCACCTTCGAGGCTCGGGGCGGCAACGCATCGTCCTGGGAGCTCTACTCGTAAGTTTCACGTGAAACAAGGCCCCCGCCTGTACCATGCCGGTTACAGGCGGGGCCTTGCCGTGTCCGTCAGCCCTTGATCGCAGCCAGGGCCCCAGGCGTGTCGACGGCCCAGCCGACGATGGTCACGCCGGAGGGCTCAGCGGCTACGCGCGCGGAGACCTGGTCGTCCTTCGAGGTGACCAGCACCCACACGCCGTCCGGGAACACCGCCTTCGCGGCGCGCCAGGCGGTCGGCCCGGCGGTTGCAGAGAGGACGCCCCGCGTAGCGGTGTTGACCGTCTCGGCGGCCAGGTGCCAGTCCGCGCTGGCGTCTGTCGCGTCCACGACCCGCCCGAAATCGGGGTAGTCGGTCGCCAGCACCTGGCGCAGCTTCGACTGCCCCCGGTCGTTGATGAGGTTGTAGGTCTTGCCGGAGCGCGCCTTCAGGACCTCCCAGAGCTTCTTGTCAGAGTTCTGGTAGTAGCGGGCGGCGGCGTCCTTCCGGCCGTTCTGAATGTACGGGTCGACCACGACACCGGCCGCCTCCAGCAGGCCCAGGGACTCGACCATGCCCGCGACGTCCAACCCCTTGCCGCGAGCCCCGGCCAGGGACGACTGGGAGATGCGCAGCCCCGTGCCACCTGCCGTCGCGTTGTCGGTGACGGAGACAGCGCCGTCAGCGGCATCAAGAGTGGCCCACAGGGGCAGCGCCACGCGTTCGGGCTTGAGGGCAGCGACCGCCGTCAGGTCAGCCGTCGTGTAGGCGGCCCGGTCAGACTTTCCCCACCCGCCGGGTAGCCACGCCATGATCGGGAGGCCGTCACCCTGGGCGGGAGGAGGCGTTGGCGGCACCGCAGGTGCGGCCGGGACGACCGGCCCCCGCGCCTTGGCCCACGAGGCCAGGGACGCGACCGCGTCGCCGATCCGCTTCGCGGCGGCTGCGCCGAACGCGGCCGAGCCCATCTTCGTGGGGTGGGTGCCATCCGACTGGAGGAGCGTGTCGCGGGTGCCGTCACCCTTGGGGGATCCGGCGTTGCCGGTACCGGACAGGACGTCGGACACCTGGATGACGGGAGCGTCCGCCGACAGGGGAGTCACTCCCGAGGCCGGCACCCAGGCCTGGGTCACTCGGTAGGCGACGCCGTTGTAGACGACCACGTCGCCGGTCGCGCACACGCGGCCGTCACGCCACGGCACGGCCTGCTTGTCGGCGACACCGAGCCAGTCCACGAAGGCGATGCCGGCCGCGAGGCCGCCACTAGCGGCCACGCCGGCCTTCGTCGCTTCGACGTTGACGTGGGCGGAGCGGGACTGGAGGCGTGCCACCGAGGACGGCTGGGGGCCGAGCACCACGATCGGTACGTTGGGAAGCTTGGCGCGGACCTTCGTGATGAAGGCCTTCACGGCCTCCGTGATCCCCGCGCCCGTCGCGTCGCCGTTGTCGATCACCTTGTCCGCGTTCAGGGAGCCTATGGTCACGATGAGGTTCGGGGCGGCTGCGCAGACGGCGTTGACGCGAGCATCCACCTCAAAGCCGTCGTTGCCGGAGGGCGACTGCCCGAATCCGGAGCCGTCTACCGCACTGAATGCCGGGACGCAGCCCAGCGCGCGCGCCACGACGGACGGTAGGTTGAAGCCCGCCCCCATCGTGCTCTCAGTGGACCACGAGTCGCCGAAGAACCCGACCGTAGGGACTCCCTGACCGGCGCGAAGCGGGAGAGCGGCGAGCGGGGCCTCCGACGCCGCCGGGGAGGGGGCCGGCGAGCCACTGCCCTGCTGGTTCTTGACCTGCTCCAACTCAGTCTTCGTCGCGTAGGTGGCAGCCACCTCGGACTTGGCGGAGTAGGTCGCCTGAGCGGCGGCCCGGGTGACGTACGTGCTGGACGCGTCCGAGCGCGTGAGGTAGCCGGACAGGTCCGGAGCCTGCCCGCCCCCGCCCAGCTGAGCCTGGGCCAGCTCGGTCTTGGTGGCGTAGGTAGAGGCTGCCGTGGCCGACGGCAGGGCCGCCTCAGCCGTAGCCTTAACGGCGTCGATCCGGGAGCTCAGGGCGGCGTCGCCCTGCGCGCTCTCCTCCCTAGAGGCCAGGCCAGAGGCCTCTGTCTTCGTCAGGAAGCGCTGATCGGCGCCCTCTCGGCTGTACCATGTGAGATCGGCCATAGCCGTCTACCTCCAGGTGAGTGCTCCATTGCCAAGGTCTATGACCGCGGCCTTATCCATAGCCTCAAGGATACCTGGGGTGTCCGCATCCTGGACACCTCGTCCGTCTGGACGGACCAGTCCGTTGTCCAGTTTTCGCCAGGTGAGGACCCCGTCCCCGAGGTCAACGACCTCGACCGGGTTGGCGGCCTTCAGGGCGTCCGAGCCGCCAGCGTTGCGGACCTCATGACTTCCGGGGGTCAGGATCCCGTCAGCTGGCGGCTGGGGCTGGGGGGTGGGCGGGGTGTAGGTACCCGACAGCAGATCGGCGAGCGTGAAGGCTTGGTCCGGGGAGAGCGTTACCCGCCGGCGTAGGTGGACGCCCGAGTCGCCGGGAATATTGAGATCTATCTCATAGGTTCCTGGAGAGACGGTCACCGACCGGCCCACGGGGCCTGCTAGATATCCGTTAGTGTCGAGGCGGAAAGAGGCTCGACCTGCGATGATGCCCCGCTCCGGGGGCGGGGCACCGAGGCTGACGGAGGTGAGAGTGAGGCGGCCCAGCCGCCCCAGGCCGTCGGGGCCTACGACTCGGCCGGTGATCGTTGCGGTGGGGGAGGTCATCGGGGCTCCTGACGTAACGGTTTCGTCTCAGACTTTACCTTATCAATACGATCATGTAATGACTGGACCTCCGTGTATAGGTGGGACCTATCAGTACGGGCGTCATTGCGGACGCCCTCGATCTGGTTCTCCAGGCGAGCCATGTGTGCGTCGTGCTGCCGGTCCGACTCCCTTAGGTCGTCGACCGACGCCGTCAGGCGGGCCAGCCCGTCGAGGACCTGCCCGAACTTCGAGTCGAGATCGTCTCGAAGGTTCGAGTCGTGGTTGTTGTGGACGCCCTCCGAGGCTGACTCCGCCGCGCTGGCCGCCCTCGCGATGTGGGCGTTCATTCGGGTCATCCTCTCCTCCAGACGCTGCTGCTGCTTACTGATCGTGATCCTGAGCCAGGTGAGGAGCGCGACCAGCAGGGCCGTCCCCGCCGCGATCACGTCCGGCGAGGTCAGCACCGTGGCGATCGTCGACGAGGACGGCCCTGCTGCGGGCATGGAACTGCCTCAGCCGGCCAGGCCGGAGGCGTGGCGGGGGCTGTGGGCCTCCACCTCGGCAGAGGCGACGGCGCGGTCGGTCTCCTCGGGCAGGGAGAACGACTTCAGGACCGAGGCCAGCGCGGCCGCTCCGGCGATGCCCAGAGCGCCCTTCCAGTCCAGGCCGAAGAGCGAGGTGCCGACACCGAAGGCGCCCACGAGGGACTGTGCAAAGGTGGAGATGGCGCGCTCGGCCAGACCCTCCCAGAACGTAGAGGTGGCGTACTTCACATGTTCTCCTTCCATAGGTAAGGGCGGGGACCCTCACGAGTCCCCGCCCTTAGTGTACCTCTATGAGTCTGTGAAGACCTGATAGGTCACGCCGATGTCACGACCTCACCACAGCCTCCGAGAGCCTGCCTTGGAGTTGTTGAGCGCCCGCTGGAGCGCTCCGATCGTGGCAGTGCCGGGCTCGCCGTCGACCCAGTCCGCGAAGTCCCAGCCTGCCGGCAGGTACTCCTTGTGCCAGGCCATGATGAGGAACTGCAGCGTCCTCCACGTGTCCGGCCCGAGGACGCCGTCCTCCGCCAGTCGGGGCGAGTCGTTCAGGGCGGTCTGAGTGGTCGCCTGGACGGCCGCGTTCAGGAACGACTGAAGCCGCTCAACCGCCGGGGAGCCGTCCTCGTTCAGGATGCCGTCGATCGGCGTACCCATGACCTGCTGGAGACGGCCGATGGTCGCGAGGCCGAAGACCCCGTTGCAGACGAGCTCACTCTGGCCGTCGCTCTTGTTCTTCTTGCCGGTGTAGGGGCTTGCCGACGGAGTGGCCGAGGCTGCGGGGGCCAAGGCCGAGGCCGAGGTGACGGCGCCGCCGTTGATCATCCGGTCCCAGGCGGCCCGGTCACGCAGACGGTTCAGGTCCAGCGTGCCCGAGTAGCCCGGCAGACTGCCGTCCTCCGTGTACTGGTGGATGAGCGGCTGGCCCCAGTAGGAGACCGGGGGCACAGCCGGGTCCGAGTAGGGGCGGCCGTAGTCCGAGTAGTCCGGACCGCCGGCGTACCAGAGGGGGTACTGGTCGGCCACGGCCGACCAGTCGTAGCCGCTGACAGCGCTGCCGTTCATGTAGATGCCCGGCGTTGAGCCCGTCAGGGACCGCACAGTGTCCAGGAAGGTCTTCGCCCAGCCAGGCCCCTGCGGCACGGCGTTGTCCTCCCAGTCGAGCCAGAGCGTGGCCCGGCTGCGGAGAGCGCCGACGGCGGACACGAAGTAGCGGGCCTGGGCGGCCGCGTCACCCGGACGGGCGAAGTGGTAGAACCCGAGCCGCTTGCTTGCGTTGAGCGTGGCGTTGGCCTGCGAGACCATGTACGGGTTGACGTAGTCGTCGTCCTCGGTCGCCTTGACGATGACGAAGTCGGCCCAGATGCCCGCCACGTTCAGGCCAGCCTGGTGGCTGGAGATGTCGATGCCGTGAGCGTGCTGCGGTGTGGCCGTCTGAGACGCCGGGGAGGCCGGCTTGGAGGCCTGGGCCGACGCCTTCCACTTGGCGAAGGCAGGCCACTGCTGGAGGAACTTCGCCTCGCTGAAGCGGTGGCAGGAGGTCCAGGCACCGCGCTGAGTGTGCGGGTGGCTGCTGTAGCGGGCGGTCCTGGTCTCGCTGCCCGTGGTGTCTCCTGCGTAGCCGTCGATCGAGCCGTCCTCAGCGATCCACGCCTCAGACTCCAGCGGGTCGTAGCCGTTCTCGACGATGACGATGACGTGCCCGACGCCGCCCTCATTCGCCGCGGACAGGACGATGTCACCCACCCGGAAACCGCCATCCGGGGTCATGGCCTCATTTGGCCAGTTGACTTCCTCGAAACCGTGCGACTCCATGCCGGCACGCATGTTGCCGGTCCAGTAGTCGTTAATTTCGAGCAACGCGGCATGTCCCCAAGGCACCCCGTAGGTGTGGTGGATGCCGTAGGAGATGGCACCGCACGCCAGGGACGAGCAGTCCGCGTTCTGCGGGCTGGACACCCGGCCGTGCGCGTCGGCCGCGGCGTACCACGACCGCCGCTCGGGCTGGCTGTAGCCCACGTTCTGCTCGTCGCAGATGCGCCGAGCGATCTCAGCGGTAACGGATCCTACGCTCACTTGCTCTCCTTGCTCTCGGTCTGGGCGGCCATGAGGGCCGCCACCTGCTGCTCGGCGATCACTGCCCTGCGGGTCAGGGCGGCGATCTCCATCGTCAGTGCGTCGATCACCAACATGGCGTCAACCTGACCGGTCTGTGCTTCCACTGTCATTTCTCCAATCTTCTGGGCGGGGTAGGGCGGGACAGCCCTACCCTAGAACGAGTCATCCTCAGAGTAGTACTGGCCGCCTCCCGTGCCACCTCCGCCGCCGGCGTCTCCCCCAGGGTTAGAGAGCTGGGGAACTTCATGCCATGGTGACTTCCCTGCATTGTCCCTCATGATCGGCTCACCGCTATCATCCGAACCTACGTCGATCATGCGAGCGCCCTTGACCAGCACGGCCACGGTCGTGGACGGCGCCCCGGTAACGTAGACCGCCCACTCCTCGGCGTCACTACGATCAAGAACAGCGCGAGCGCCGTCGCTGGCGAAGGTTACCCACGGGGCCTTGGTCGAGGCGATGCGGGGCACGTAGTCCGGGAGCACCCAACGAGCACGACCCGAGGGGTCCAGAGCGACGTTCTCCCAGTACTCCAAGCCATCGTAGGGGGACTCGGTACAAGAGTGCTCCAGCCACAGCCCGCCGTGCTGGGCTGTCAGTACGGGTACCCTCATGGAGAAGTTCTTGGTCCCGTTGACGTGCATGCCGTCGCTGCCAAGCCATATCTGGTGGTCGCTGTCGAGCTGCATCACCGTGCGGTTAGCATCGGCCCAGAACCTCGATGTCGTCTCGTTCAGCATTCTGACGTCAATTCGATTGGGACCTACGTACAGCCTGGCCCTGTTGTCGCTCTTCTTTCCGAAGGAGAACCCCCCGTCATTTATCCACATGTAGACGCTGCCGGTCCCCAGGTTTATCCCGGCGGAACTGAATGCGAACGAGGAGTTGGACGCCGGGGTGTACATCGAGATTGCCGAGGTCCCGACTGTCAGATAAGGTGACACGTTGCCGAGCCTCTTCGGGTACGGCCCCTGGAGCCTCAGCGACGGGTCGCCGGTGGAGGCCTTGGTCAGGGAGAGTACCCCGTCCCACCAGTCGTCCTCGTTGGAGTTGAAGGCGAGACCACACCCCCACTTGAACCCCTGGTACTCGTCAGTACCGCTCTCGCGAGCTGTGACGTCGTTCAGCCACACCTGGGACCACGAGTCTCTACGGCTGATATGGCCGCTGATGCTGATCGCGCCCGTCTGGGCGTTGATGTCCAGGGCCTTCCACCCGTTAGAGGCGTACACCTGCATCCCAGCAGAGGAGATCTTCAGGCCTCGGTTAGCGGTCCGCTCCGTCTGGATCGTCGCGCCGGTGATGACCTGACCGTCGACGGCGCCCGCCTGAAGGTTGTTCGCACTGATCGAGTTGGCCGCGATCATCCCGGCCTTGATCTGCTCGAACTCACCCAGCGGGGCGCTGACGATCTTGGCCCACACGTGGCGGGCCGTAGCGTCAACGAAAGACGCGTTGCCGGTCACGGTCAGCTGGTCCGTGGTCAGCTGGAGGAACCGGCCCGTGTCCGCGGCGATCTTCCGCGCCGCCAGCTCATTGATCGCTGCGGAGCCCGCCGTCAGGCGGCCGACGTCGAGGTTGGAAACCTGCTCGCCGGAGACCTGCATCTTCTCCCAGGCAGAGCCGTTCCACCTCCACTCAGCGACGATGTTCAGGGTCTGCGGGTCCTGGATGCGGCACGTGTCCCCGATCGCCTTGCCGTCGAAGTCAGGCCGGTCGGTGGAGTTGCCGCGCTGGTAGTAGACCGTCCCGAACACCGTAGATGCGCGCTGCACCGCGGTCTCGATGGCCGACTGCGCAAGCGCGGCGGCGGCCTTCTGGTAGGGGGAGTCGACCTCCTGCCACGCCCATCCCCTGTGGGAGTGGACGAGGGTGTTGCCGTTCGCGTAGTGGTCGTAGGCCGGCGTCGTGGAGACACCGGGAAACGTAGCCGGCCCCGGCCACTGGATGTACTCGTCCTTGATCTCAGCCACGCTAGGTCACCTCACTTCGCGCGCATGATGTACATGGCGACCGAGCCGCGGGGGAACACCTGCATGTTCGACTGGCTACCGCTGGCGATGGCCTGGGGGGAGCGGCCGGACTGGTTGTTACCGGTTGAGGTCAGGTAGGTGTAGCCGGATGTACCGATACCGATGTCCTGGTTCGAGGTGCGCGCCTGGAAGCGGCGGCCGGAGTCCTCGACCTCACCGATGTCGTGGGTGTGCGGCGGGATCTCACCCACGGTGATCTTGTGCTCGAACTCACCGACGGCGGCGCCCAGCGTGGACGTGCGAGTGTGGCCGTGTCCGTAGATGACCAAACCGCGCAGGTCCGGGAGGTTGAACGTCGTCGAGCCGTTCCCGGCCCCACTGCGGGTGGAGATGACGGCGAACAGCTCCGAGTAGGCGGAGCGGCTGACCGCCTGGCCGTTGCACAGGAGCCAGCCGTCCGGCTGGAGCGCCCCGTAGAACGGGATGACGCCACCGATCGGGATGACGTACTTCATCATCTGCTGGACCTGCTGCTGGATCTGCTGGGCCAGGGTGTTGGTCGCCGCCGCGCTGGCCTTCGTGTTGGCGGTGTCGGCGACCGAGGCGGCCGCGGCCAAGCCGTTCTCGATCTTCGTCAGCGCCGCCGCGGTGATCGGGGTACGGCCCTCCGGACCGTCCTTCCAGGTGCCGGGGGTGTAGGCCATGTCTCAGTCTCCTTGCTTCTTCAGTACGAAGATGCGGGCGTCGGGGGACACCCACTGCGTCTTGTCTACCACGCCCTTGTCTGGCGGGTACGGGCCGGTCTCCACGAGGGAGAGGGCCACCTGGGTCATGCCCTCGGTGAGCTTGTTCATCTCCTTGAGCGTCTCGGCACGAGCCGCCCGCTGCATCGCGTCGCTGGCGGCCAGCTTCTCCTCGACCTTGCGGGTGATCGCCTCGACGTCGATGTTCTGCTCCAGCGTGACCCGCGAGCCTGCCGACCACGCCGACTTGTTGCCGGAGTTGTCGACCGTTCGCAGCGCCACCTCCCACTCCTTGATCTCCAGGCCCGCGATGTTGGTGCGCTGCACCGGCCGCGGCATCTGGGTCAGGGTCACGGGGTTGGAGCCGGGGGCGTACACGGCCACCTCGGTGTACGAGTAGTCGGCGGGCATGTTCTGCCCCGCGTCACCTAGCCCGTTCCACGCGACGTTCAGCACGCCCAGCGTTTGTCCCACCGTCGGCTTGGACGGTCGCGGTGGGGGAGTCGTGTCGGTGGCGGTACGGTGCTCGACCTCGGCCGACCACGCGCCGCCGCCGTCGGCGGTGACTGCCCGCACGGTGAAGACGTAGCGGGTGCCGCCGCCCAGGCCGCCGATCTGGGCTGACGTGGCGTCGGCACCGGACACCGGGTACAGGGGACCGCGTGCCGAAGGCAGCTGGCGGTAGGACACCTCGTAGCCGGTGACGTCCACGGCCACGCCGTTCTTGTCCGTCGTGACCGGGCTCCACCCGATGGTGACGTTCGCGCGCGGCGTGCCGTCGTCGCGAATGACTGCCACGGAGCTGACGATGACGCCCTCGGGCGCCTTCGGCAGGTGCTTGGCCGCCGGGGTGTCGGGGCGGACGGTGCTGGGCGTCGTGGCCGCCCCGGTGATGCCCTTCTGTTTCTTGACGATGCGGGACAGGATGTCGTCCAGCGCCGTGCCGAATGTAGTGTGCCCGTGGACGCGGCCGGGGTGGGTGATGGACACGGTCGACTGCACGACGCGCATCTTCTCCAGGTTGCCGTAGGTCCTCTCCACCTGGACCCAGTCGCCGGGCATGTAGTCCCGGTACGGGAGCCAGTTGATCGCGGCGGCCTCCCACTCGCGCTTGACTTCCTCCTGGGCGTGGGCGCCGGAGATGAGCGTGGAGCGGGCCACGGCGCGGGCCGTGTCCTCCAGCTCGACGCCGCCGGCCTCGACGACACGCTCAGTGCGAGGCAGCCCGGCCGGGGCCTCCTTGTTCTCAAAGGTCCACGTCCTGCCCTCCTCGCCCTTGACGAGGATGTGGGTGCACAGGGACGACCAGTCGGCCTTCTCAGGCGCCTTCGCGTTCCCGTCCAGGCGCCAGATGAGGGAGGTGTTGTCACGCCCGAGCGCGGCGTCGGCGTTGTAGACCTGGAGCGTGCGGCCCTGCCACCGGTAGTCGATCATGCCCATGTTCATGAGGGCCTTGAGGACCTGGAGCAGGGTCGTGGCGGGAGCGAACGCGATGGTGGCGATCGTGGCCCAGGGCTGCCCGGCGGAGTCGATTGAGGCGCTGAAGTCGATCTTCAGGTCCTTGCCCCAGCCCCGCACGGTGGCCTTGTCCCACAGGGTCTTCAGGATCGCCCCACCGTTGGCCCCATTGAACCGGTACTTGCCGTCCTTGCCCTGAGCGTTGAACGGGACGGTCCACACGAGGGCCTGCTCCATGCGGTGGCCGATGTGGATGAGGTCGACGTTGCGGTTGTCCGATCCGTCCCCAGTCGGGTCCCACTCGGAGGACTGCGTCATGAACCGGGCGTTGGGCGGCTCGGTCCAGGTCTGACCGTCGTAGGACAGCTCGATGGCGACCTCAAGGGTCGAGTCGAGCAGCAGCCCCCGCACGCCCAGGTCGTTCTGCGGGTAGGAGAGCGTGAGCGTGGGGGTGTCCAGGCGGGGCACGGTCCACGTGCCCGCCATGACGTCAGGCAGGACACCGATGCGGGCGCCGCCCAGCTCGTAGGCGACGTAACGCATCGCCAGGCCGCGGGGGAACGCGGGGTTGGCGATCTGTGCCATCAGTAGGCCCTCCTCGCGCGGATGAGGCCAGAGCCGCCTGTGACCGTCAGGCCGACCTTACCGTCGCCGTCGGGCGTGATGCGCAGGCCGCCGGCGGACATGCTGATCTGGCCGCTGACGTCCTGGGCGCCGTTGACGACGTCCCAGCCGGTGGAGGCCTGTTTGTGGGCGGTGTAGCGGCTGACGTTCACGAGGATCCGCTCGCTGGCCGTGGGGATGGTGCTGCCCTTCCAGGTCAGTGACGAGCCGCTGGTGACGTCCTTGACGACCATCTCGTTGGCCGTGGGCGCGAGCATGATCATCGCGTCCATGACCGGCGCGGTGCCGCCGCTGAGGCTGGAAGCGCCGGTCAGGGGGACCACGGTGGGCTCGGGATCGTGCCACATGCCGTCGGGGATCTCGAAGACGGCGGACACGGATACCGTCATCGTATCGGGGGAGAACGACGGCTCGACGGAGCCCTTGAGCCGGACCTCGGCCACCCGAGGCGCCGCCCCCGCGCCGCTCGGGGTGTGCCCGAGGACCGGCAGGCGGCCGAGTACGAGGAGGCGGTTGCGCAGGGCGCGAAGGTTGGCGTCCAGGTCGGCCTGGGTGCCGTGGCAGAGGCTCTTGCCGCCGTCGGTCCAGGAGAAGACCCGAAACTTCAGCACGACCTGCTGAGCATCCGTCACGGTGGCCGGGATGGGGAGGACGCCGAACCGGTTCGGGACCTCCACCGAGCTCAGCCGAGGCTCGCCCCAGGTGGAGAGGGTGGTGCCCTCCTCCAGGACCCACCTGCCTTGAGGGTCGTCAAGGTCCTTGCCGTCGAGGGTGTACATGCTCATGGCGTCATTCTCTCACTCTCTGAGACAGCCGCGCCCGCCAGATGGGACGGGCGGGCGCGGCACCCGGCCGGGATCAGACGATGGCGGCCAGGCGGATACCCTGGGCGACCTCGTCACGGGTCTTGGAGTCCGATTGGGCCTGCGGATAGTTGTTGGTGATGTTGATTGTAGCGCCTGATTGGTTGCTCTTATCAAACGCCCCGGACGAGGATGACTCCGGCGCTGGCCGGCCGGTCGAGGCCTTCGCCTGTAGCGGCTGCACGTCGGCTCTGAGCCCGATCGTGGCGGGCTTCGCCAGGTCCTCCGTGAGGTCCGTGAGAGAGTCGCGGACGGCGCCGTACTGGCTCTCCAGGCCCTTGATGAAGCCCTTCATGATCAGCTCACCGGCCGGGGTGAGCAGGACCTTGTCAACGGGCTCAGGACCCTTCCAGGACGTCAGCTTGCTGGTCAGGTTGCCGAGAGTCGACTTGACCGAGCCGAACATGTTCTTGATGCCGTTGATCAGGCCGTTGATGATGTTCTTACCTGCACTGATCAGCCAGGAACCCGCGCCGGAGAAGATGTTCTTGATGCTGTTGGGGAGATTCCGCACGAAGTTGAGGGCGCGGTCCACTCCGTTGGAGATCGTGGACGTGAGGCTGTTCCAGGCCGCGGAGGCGTTGGCCTTGATCGTGTTCCACCCGTTGGAGATGAAGTTGCGGACGTTGTTGATCCAGCCCGTGACCGTGCTCAGGATGCTCTTGCAGAAGTTGATGACCGTGGTCCAGATGTAGTTCCAGGCCGCCGTCGCCAGGCCGCCCAGCGTCGCGCCGAACGCCTGGAACGCGAACTTGATCGCGTTCCAGATGACGGAAGCGATCTGGCTGATCCCGGTCCACACTCGCGACCAGTCGCCGGAGATCAGCCCGAGGGCGATATTGATGATGCCCTTGATCGTGTTGATCGCTCCGGAGATGATGGTCGTGATCAGCTGCCACAGCGCCACGATCTGAGGGGCCATGATCTGCATCGTGGCCCCGACCAGCTGGATCGCGGGGATGAGCGCCTCAGCGAGCTGCTGGACGATCGGGACCAGCAGCGGGAGGATCTGCGACAGCATGTCCGCCACGATAGGCCCGAGCACGGCGACCAGCTCGGCCAGCACAGGGCCGAGGGCCTGGATCGTCGGCAGCAGGGCGGCCGCCAGCTGCTCGATGATCGGAGTGAGGATCGGCACCAGCTGCTGGATGATCGGGGCCAGCTGCTCCACGAGGGCCGCGATCAGCGGGGCGATGGACGCTAGGAGCTGACCACCTATCGTCGCCAGGGCGCCGAAGGCCGTGCCCAGCGCGGGCATAGCCGGGGCGAGGGCCTGCACGGCGGTCAGAACGCCCTGGAAGAACGCCACCAGCCCGCCCTGGAAGGCCGGGTTCTGGAGGGCCGCCGAGATGCCGTTCAGTCCGACCTCGATGATCTGGCCGACCAACGGCAGGATCGTGGAGAGGGTCGGGGCCAGGGACACGAAGGCCTGCCCCAGCGAGCCGACGCCGGAGAAGGCGTGGGACGCGGCGTCCCCCATCGCTGAGAAGATCGTGGTCAGTGTGCCCTGCCACAGCGGGCCGTTGACCGCCTTGTTGGCACGGTCCAGGCCGTCGGCGATGGCGCTCAGCGGTGTGGAGCCCGCGGCCATGGCGGTGAAGACCCCACCGAGGATGCCGGCCAGGTCGAAGACGATGTCCTTCAGGGTGCCGAAGGTCTTGGCCGCGGCCTGGATGGCCTGGTCCATCTCGCCTGAGGCGGTCTTGGCCTGCACCCAGTTCTGGAACTTCAGGGCCACCTCGTTCGCCCACTCGGCGATCGAGGGGAGGTACTTCGCCCCAGTCTCGCCCAGTGTGAGGATGGCGTCGGTGAACGCCGCCGCCCCGACGCCGCCGATGTCCATGGCGGCGTTCAGATAGCCCAGGGACCGCTGGAAGCCGGGGAGGTGCGACTCAGCCACGTCGGCGACGGCCGCGGTCATGAGTCCCATGGAGGCGGACACGCTCGAGATGGCCGGGGTGAGCGCGTCCAGGCCGTTTACGATGAGGGAGCGTACAGCGCCCTCGGCCTCGCCCCAGAACGACGTGGAGATCGACTCCTGCAACGCCGTGAACGACGGGCCTAGGTCCTCCAGGACCGTGGAGGCATTCTTCATGGCGACCACGAAGATGCCGATGCCGGCGGCCGCCGCGCCCAGGATGCCGGGCATGGCGAGCAGGGCTGGGAGCGTGTGGACGATGCCCACACCGAACTGCGAGATCGTGCCGAGGCTAGCCCCGACGATGGAGGCGAGCCCGAGGACGGCCGTGCCCACGCTGGCCATCTTCACGGAGAAGGTGTCCAGGTTGGTGAAGATGTCCTTCAGGGAGTTCTTCAGGTTGCTGAAGATGTTCCCGCCCGCGAGGGCCTTGAGCTGCGTGGCCACCTTGGCCAGGGACGCCTTTGACAGCCGGACGCTGATGTCGATGTAGCGGGGCTTCTTGGTCAGCCGGTTCAGGTCAAATCGGGCCTTGCCGTCGTCAAGGTCGGCGTTGACGGTCGCCTTGCCGTCGAGCTTGTTGAGCTCGTGCTTCAGCTTCCGCTTGGACGCCTCGGACAGGTGGGCGTGGGCCTCGACGTCCCCGCCGAGCTTTTTCAGCTCCTCCTGGACCTTTTTGCGCGAGGCCGGGTCGAGCTCGGCCTCGGCCTTGAGCTTCGCGTCGAGCTTGGCGATCTGCTCCTTGATCTTGCGCTGAGCGGCCTTCTCAAGGGAGACGTCGACCTTGACATCGGACTTGATGTTGGCGATCTTCTCCTTGAGCTCAGCGATGTCCTTGGCCTTGATGTCGACACGGGCGTCAATGTCCGCCTCGGTGGCCTCGATGGCCTTCAGAGCGTGCTTACGGGACACCTCGTCCAGGTCGACGCGGGCCTTGATCGCGGCCTTCATCTCGTCGAGCTCGCGGCCCATCTTGGCCACGGCGTTGTCGTCCAGGACCGGCTTGACCGGGGTGCGCCACTCGGCCCGGCGGAGCTTCTGCTTGATCTCCTCCAGGTCGCGGGCGGAGATCCCGACGTCGGGGGAGGCCTTCGTGCGGGAGATGGCCGCCTCGATGCGGCGCAGGTCCTTCGGGTCGATCTTGGCGTTGACCTGGAGCACGAGGCCGTCGAGAGCGTCCTTGACGGAGTCGCGCATCTCGCGCGCCCACTTCTCGGCGGCGCGCTCAATCCGCTTGCCGATCTTCTTGAGGCTCTTCTCGATGCCCCGCTCAGCGTCGCCTCGGAAGTCACGCGCGTCAGCGCCGACCTCTACGACGACCTCGCCGATCTTGTTTGCCACGGGCTACCCTCCCCGCTCGTACGTCGAGCGGGCGGCATCGCGGCCCGACTCCTGTCTGAGGCCATGATACCGCCCGCATAGGCGTGTCCTATAGGTGCTGTCACATCCCGAGGGCCGACTTAAGGGATCCGAAGCCGCTGGACTCGTTGCCCGAGTACCAGGGGCTGCGCGGATCGGTGACCTCGACGCCCTTGGGTGGTAGCCACAGGTCCCTCTTCAGCTTCTCGGTAGCGCCCTCGTCCTCGGCGTTGCGGGTGAGGATCCACCACATGACGTGGCAGAACCGGTTCAGGGGCAGGGTCTCCAGGTCGATCCCGTGCCCGAGGCAGAACCCGTCGATGTAGTCCCACTCCTGGTGGGCCGAGGCCAGCAGGCGCTGGGTTACGTAGTAGGGTTTTCGCCCGCGTCCTCCATGACGGCGGTGATGAGGTCGGTCAGGTCGGAGATGTCCAGGTCGTCGGCGGGGTTCTTGAGCCGCTGGATGACCTCGGCGCCGGTCTCCTTGCCGAAGAGGACGCGGCACCACTTCGACAGCCCCTCGATCAGCTTCTCAGCGTCATCGCCAGAGTCCTTGAGCGCCTGGGAGAGGAAGATGGCGACGGCGGCCTTGGGAGGGCGGACCTTGTACTCGGTACCGACCAGTTCAACGGTGATGGACTTCCGGGGCTTGCCGGGGATCGTGATAGTAGCCATGAGGCGATTCTAATGGAAGTCAGAGGGCTTGATAAGCCGTACCGCGTCACGAACGAAGTGGGCGCCCTTGATCCCCTTGACCCACTTCGCGAACACGGTCTGGCTGGAGCCCTTCGGAGTGAAGACCATGCGCGACGCCTTGACGGGCCCGTGCGGCCTGGTGCCCTTCTCTTGGTAGGCCGCGTAGGGCGTCCGGGCCCCGATCTCGAAGGTTGGGTTGAGCGGGTGCTTGCCGGGGACGCGTTCAATGGTGACGGAGTTCACCATACGGCCGGAGTTGATCCGACCCTTGGCGCGGATGTTGCGCTGGATGCGCCCCTGAGTGCGCTTGGACGCCTTCAGGGCTGCCTGTTTAGTGATCTGGGCCACCTTGTGCTCCTGGATGGGGCCCTTGAACCGTACTCTTACGTGAACCATCTCACATCCTGCCGTAGCCGGGAGCGTTCACGGGCAGTTGAGCCGGACCGTGAAGGTCCACTCACCGGCCACGCAGCCGCCGTCGGGCCCGGAGGCGTCCCACTCCATCGAGTCCGCGTTCGTGGACGATGTGAGGAACTTGCCCAGGTCCGCCATGTCCTGGTGCAGGACAGCCGCGTCAGCGGTCAGGTCGAAGGGGCGAGGGCCGCGGCCACGGTCATCCACGACCTCGACGCAGCGCAGCGTCCCGAGGGCATAGGTAGCGGCCCAGTAGCGCACCGAGCACGCCTCGCCGTCGGCGGCGCGTGGGCCGAAGACGGGGGAGACGGACACGGTACGGACGTAGAGGTGCCCTGTGCAGCACTCGTCCCAGGCCACCTCGGCGCCAGGGGCGACGTAGGCCTGCGAGACGGCGTTGGACAGCGCAGCGGCGCCGCCCTTGAGCAGGGCGAGCGCGGTGGAGTGGACGACGGAGGGCACCGGCGAGGCGGCTCGGCCCGACAGGGCGGCGTAGTCCTCGCTCTGGGGGCGGTTGCGTCGGGTCAGGCGCGGGGCCGGGCTCACCAGATCACCCCGCCGCGGCGGTTGGACGGCTGGCGGCGAGCGTAGTCGTCGGGGTTGTAGGCCCTAGCGGCCTGGCGAGGCTTGCGGATCGAGGTGACCCAGGAGTCGACCAGCCAGATGCCGGTGCGTCCCTCCTGCATCTCGTCGAAGTCGTCCTGCACCTGCACGGTGACGCCCTGGCGGGTGACCGACTGGAGGCGCGCCGGGAGGGCGCAGTCGCGGTCCATGCAGGCCGCCTTGGCGAGCTCAAGAGCGAGCACGCCAGCCGCGACCTGGCCGCCCTCGGGGACGGGGACGCCCTGCGAGTAGCGAATCTCCCAGGTGCCCTCCTCGGTCGTCGGCCGAGACAGGTCTTGTACCGGGGGGAATACAAGCGGAACATCGGGACCGAGCGGTGAGGTACGCCCCGTGAGCTGGAGCACAGAGTGGTTGATCAGTCGGTACGCGCCCAGTGGGAGCACCTTGCCATTGATCGTGACCTGGTGCACGCGATGGACGTTGCCCGGCAGGCGGATGGCAGGCGTGCCCTGGGTGTGGGTGCAGTAGGGGCCGCACAGGCCGCACACGACGTCGTGCAGGACGCCGCCCAGGCGGAACGGGAGGAAGCCCCGCAGGTACTCCTGGGCCTGGTAGGTGGGTGGCGGCGCGCAGTCGGCGGGCTCGGGGCGAAGCACGACGATGTCGGTCCCGAACCGGCGCCCGGTCCACTCCCACAGGAGCTGGGTAGCCATGGCCTCGAAGGTGTGCTGCTGCTCGGGCCTACCGGCCTCGTCCAGGTACTCCCTCAGGTCCTCGCACGCGCTGTAGGAGACCGGCCAGTCTCCTGGGCCGTAGCCCCTGTCAATGTCCTGCATTTCCTCTCCTACAATGCGTGCGTGGTGCGGGATGGCTACGCCGCCTGATATAGGCGGTGCCCGCACGGATGAGTATACCTATAGGGGCCGCCTAAGGGGCGTAGAGAGGGTTTGGATGGGCGCCGGTACGGTGACAGCCCCGTAGGGCGTTTGTGCGCTCTACGGGGCTGTCAGTGCCTCTGAGGGGTATCAGGGGACGGTGACGGGCTGGTCGCTGTCCGGCGGGGGAGCGAGAGCCGTGTCGATCATGAGGAGGTGGTCGAGCGGGTCGAGGGCGGTGGGGAGCTTCGCGTTCTCGAAGCCGGCGCCACCAGCCTTGGCCTTCTTGACCACGTCGTAGGGGCCGACGCCCCAGGCGTTGCCGGACTTGGTGACGGCTCCGGTCATGGAGAACGAGATGGCGTCCTCGCCGGTGACCTCGATGTCGCCGATCGTACCGGCGGTGATGAACGGCAGCAGCAGGTATCCGCTGGCGTCCTCGGCGCCCGCTGCACAGGCCTGGCCGGACAGGCCGGTCCACAGCTCCAGGGCGAACTTCTTCTCGATCTTGCCGTAGGCGACCTTGAAGCCCGCGGTGTCGCCCGCGTGGTCCAGGTACTTCGTGGCGTTGGTCACGATGTCGAGCACGGAGGGGTTCACACCACAGAACTCCAGCTCGACAGTGAAGTACTTGAAGGTGTTCGACTGCTTCTCGTTGACGCACAGGGAGCCGTCGGCCTTGCGGACCGTGATCTCCGTGCCGTCCTCGACCTCGGCGGCGAGCTTGACCGACACGAAGCCAGAGGTCGCCACCGGGTGGTGGGCCGCCTTGTCGAACTTGCCGCAGGTGTCCAGAGGGGTGACGCGGATGCGCTTCCCCAGCACTGGTGTGTATGAGTGCGTCTTAGCCATGGCTCAGCGCATCCTTCCCGTTGGTGTTGGAGTTGGTTGATCGGTAGGTCATCTGGGCTCAGAACTGGCGGGCCACGTACTTGCCGGAGCCGGGGTCCGTGTTCACCTTCACGAAGTAGGCGTCGTCCGGGTTGAACGCGATAACGTACTGTCGCTCGGCGACCGCCGTCAGGTCGTTCGTGCCCTTGTCGAAGCCGCCCGCCCCGTTGGTCGAGGTGAAGACGTCCCCGCGGTAGATCAGCACCGGCCCGGTGGACGCGATGATCGGCGGCCGGTCGCCGTACCCGTCGCCCAGGACCACGGGGGTCCCCAGAGCGGTGTACGCCTCGCCCGTATTCGGGTCTACCTTGATGTACTGGCGCCCGGCGAGCAGGGCGCCGTGGCGCCGCGAGATGTGGAAGGTCGGGGCCACGCCCGCGGTGTGGGCGTAGTGCTCGGCGGCGTTCCACGCGCTTTCGGCAGCCTGGGCGCCTGAGTTGTTCGCCCACTCCTGGACCTTGGTCAGGGCGGGACCTGCGCCGCCGACACCGTTCCACAGAGCGCTCTCGACCGCGGACTCCTCGTACTGGGCGAGACGCTGCGCCGCGATGGCGATGGCCTCCTCCGGAGTGTGGTCGAGAGGAGTGGTGCGGAACGTCGCGTAGACGGTCAGCGGCTCCAGGGACTCGACGGCCAGGCCCTTGGGCTTGTCCAGGACCTTGGGCAGGCCCTTGACGGTGCCCGGCTTCTGGTACTGGCCGATGGTGCCGATGTCGGCGCGCTCGACGTCCTCCCAGGTGACGCCGTTCTCCCACCGGATCGAGGAGTCCTCGATGGGGGCGAACCGGGAGAAGAGGCCGCCCTTGAGGCGCTGAGTGACCGGCGCCTCGATGCGCTGCTTCGGTGCGATGATGGGCATCTGTCCTCCTTGCTGGACGGTGATGGGCTAGGGACGATCACGGGGCGGGCGGGGACTGGCCGCCGCCCGCCCCGGAGTCATCACTTGGCCGGGTCAGCCGTGCCGTTGGCGAGGAGCTTGATGCCGGTGCCGGTGCCGCCGTTCGGGTTGATCGGCACCGTCACGACGCGGGCGTCGTGGCCGCGCTTGGCGACCAGGTAGCCCTCCTCGGTGAACAGGGCGGTGTAGTCGTTCTGGCCGAGCAGGACCGAGTCGTAGACGGTGTCCAGGGTGATGACGTCCTGACCGCCCTTGACGAAGGTGCCCGCGCTGTAGAGCAGGAACTTCAGGCTGGTGCCCCAGGTCTTGAAGTCGCCGGCCGCGCCGGTCAGGGCCTGCCAGTCGTAGACGAACTGGGGGTTCACGCCGCGGGCCTTGAACCATGCGTCGATGCGGGCGTCGTTGACGTCGGTGAGGTCGACGCCCTGGCGGCGGGACAGGTCGGTGCGGATGGCGCCGTGGACCCAGTACGGGAAGACCGCCTCCAGGGTGGTGGAGCGGGATAGGCGCTGAGCGTAGCGGTAGTGCTCGACCTGGAGCTCGATGGCGGTCAGGATCGGGGCGGCGGCGCCGATCTGGCCGGCGTCGAGGGAGACCGCGGTGGACTGCTTCTCCATGGCGGCGATGACGCGCTCGCTCATCTTGTGCTCGTGAGCAACGAGGGCGCCGCGGATGGTGCGGGCGACCAGCTCGGGGTAGCCACGCTGCTGGAGCAGGTTGGCCTGGACGTGGATACCGGCTGCGGAGAGGCGAACCTCCTCGAACTCGGTGCAGGGCACGTTGTAGACGGGCTTGGCGCCGACCTTGTTGGTCGGGTCGCTGGCGGAGGTGGGCTGGTACTTGCCGGCCTTCGCCTCCTCCTCGGTGAAGTTGAAGGAGGGAGCCGCATAGAGGTCGGCGAACTTGGGGCCCTTGGTGAACTTGATGCCGCCGCGGGTGACGTTGATCTCAGGCAGGGAGATCAGACCGTCGCGGGACTCGTCCTCGAGCAGGTCGTAGACGGTCTCGGAGGGGGCGCACCAGCCGCCGGCCGCGACGAGGGAGCCGCCGGGCAGGTTCTTCTCGTTGACGGCGAAGGCCATGGCGGCCTCGGCCGACTCGGGGGAGTTGACGGTGGCGCGCTCGTCGAAGGACTTGCGGATGACGGCCAGGCCGTGTCGCTCGCTCATGGCGCGGCCGGCACGAGCGGCGGCGGCGTAGGCGCCGGAGTTGAAGCCCTGGAGGCGACGGTCGAGCGCGACGGCCAGGTCCTCGAAGGAAGCGTCGGAGTCGGCGGCGAAGCCGGGAACGTCGGCCACGGTCAGGCGGGCCTTAGCGGTGTCCTCCACGGAGGTCTCCTCAGTGATCGCAGGTGCGGGGGTGTGAACGTGCCGACGGATGCCGGACAGCTTGATGGGGCCGCGGGGAGCGGCAGCGGTGACGGCCTCAGGCTCGGCGTCGACCTGAGCCTTGGGCTCGACGTCGGCCGCGGCGGCCTTGGCCTTCTTCTGAGCCTGCTCGGCCTCGTCCTCAGCGGCATCGGCCTTCTTCTCGGCCGGGGTGTCGTCCGCGCCATCCGCGTCATCGGCGGGAGTGTCGTCCTCGTCGTCATCGGCGGGGGCGGGCTTGGAGTCATCGGCCGGCTTGTTGGCCCCGACCTTGGCAGCCATCTCGGCGGCCTTGGCGGCGCGCTCGGCGGCGGCCTGCTCGCGGGCGCTGATCTCAGCGGACAGGACCTCGATGCCGTCGGTCAGGGTGCCGAGGGTGGCGAGGTCCTCGTCGGTGAACTCGCCGTTGGCGTAGAGGGTCTGGAAGGCGTCAACGGCCTTGGAGCGCAGGTCACCGAGGTCGGCGGCGCTCAGGTCGGACAGGTTCTCGGGGATCTCCAGGTCGAAGGTCTCGACCGGGGCGTCGTCGGCCTGGTCGGCGAAGACGGTGATGTCGAAGTGCTTACGCATGTTGAGGGGTCCTCCGTGTCTTGGTGCTGGGCAGGGTTCCCGTCCCCAGCGGGGTACACACGAGGCCCTGCTGCCATGCCGTTGGCTCAAAGGATACACCTATGAGTGAGACAGCCCTCCATAGGGTAGACAAAACCCCGCACCGCCATGAGCAAACGGTGCGGGGTTCTGCCTGATCCACCCAGCGTCAGGAGTCCATGAGACCTCTAACGGGGACCATCATAGCCGATGACGATGGATGGCGCTACGCCTAGAAGCGAGTGATCGGTGAGGAGTCCTTGGAGCCCTCTCCCGGTAGGGTGCCGTCGGCCAGGGGCCGGGGCTCGGTGCCCACCGGGGGAGTTGTAGAACGCCCACAGTTGCATCCCATGATTTCTGTTCCTTTCCTCAGATGGATCCGAGACGGCGCGCCATGGACGCCGCCTTAGCCAGTGTACCGGCGCGCTCGACGCGTGCCCGCATCTTGTCAGCGGCCGTCGCGCGCTGCAGGTCGCGGCGCCGTTCGGACTCGGCCAGCCGCTTCAGGTACGAGATATCGCCGAGCGTCAGGCCGTCGCCCGACATCCGACTCGAGGGGTGCGCGGCGCGTGCGGCGGAGTCGTCGTGAGCCACGACACCGGACGCCTGAAGGGAGCGGACCTCGCCCGAGGCCAGGAGGCCCTGCGGGCGGGGCACCGGGAAGCCGGGGACATTGACCGCCAGGGCGCCGACGAGCTCGAGAGAACCACGAATCGTGCGCCAGTCTCCGGAGATCGGGGCGGAACGGGCCACCCGGACCTGCTCGGCCGTGATGCCGGGGCGGAGAGACCCTGCCACCCAGATGCCGTAGGCGTCCTCACCGGCCGCGACGTCGGCGAACACGGTGCCGGTGTTGTCGTAGTGCTCGGCCGCAGCGTTGGCGGAGTCCCTGGGACCCGCGTGCCCGGTCCCCATTGTGAGATGCCCCACGGCCACAGAGGTACCCTCAGCCGTGCGCAGGGCGCCGGTGCGGAAGTAGGCGTAGTTCGAGGCCGACGTGGGTGGCTCCACGCACTTACCGACCTGGCCGATGTGGCAGGTGCCCCAGGCGGCGATGTGGCCGTAGACGCGCCCGTCGTCCTCGACCACGAGGGCGGTCGGGCCGGTCAGCTGCGGGTCCTTGAACCACGCCTCCGGCGGGGCCGTGGGGATGGCCGCAGCGGTCAGCGAGTCACGGCTCGGAGCGACGGGCTCGGCCGACGCCTCCAGCGTCTCCTCAGGCTCGGAGTCCTCGACTGGCTTAGCCGGAGCCTGCCCAGCGGCGTAGACGCGCGCCGTGGCGAAGGCGGGGACGGCCACGAGCGTGGCGGCGCGCAGCCGGGCCGACTCGATGACCATCAGCTCGTCAGAGGAGGACATGGCGGCAACCTTGACGCGGCCCTCGGCGTCATTGTCGGAATCTGCAACGTCGGCCTCAGGCATGTCCGCCTTCGCCATGATCCTGAAAGTCACGTCGTCCGTGTCGATGGAGACGCCGTTGGACATCTGCTCGCTGACCTGCCGGTACGCCTCGATGCCGACGGCACTGCCTAGGTCGAAGGTCCCGGTGGCGTAGATGTCGCCGTTGTCGCGACGCTCCACGGTCTCGATCCGGCCGCAGACCTCGGCACCGTCGTGGCCTCCCACGTCCTTGAACGCGACGCGCAGCGGGATGGGGAGGTCGTCCCAGCGCAGGGCGCCGTCCTCAATGAGGCGACCGTCACCGGTCATCTCACCCTCGCGAGCGATGACGCCCTCCCAGCGGCCGTCTGCGACGGGCTCGGGGACCGTGTCGCCGGCAGGCTCCTCGTCCCGAAGATCGGAGAACTCGCCCACACGTCGGGCCGTCTCCTCGATGCGTAGCTTCATGGCTGTCCTTTCGATGTCTGAGGCTGAGTACTTGACGTTGACGGCGCGGTTGACGGCGGGGCGCGCATCGGTCGGGATGAGGATGCAGCGGCAGTTCGCCGTCTCCTTGATCGGCCCGGCCGGGTCACCTGGGTAGAGCAGGTGAGCGCCGCCCACGAGGAACGGGGTGCCGAGGTCCTGCACCTGGCCGTCGGCCTCGACGTGCGTAGGTCGGACGCGGTTGTCGTGGACCGTGACCCAGCGCAGCCGGCCCCGCTTACGGGCCAGGTCCGACGTCGCCATGCGGTGAGCGGCGTTGGCGGTGGCCGCCGTACGGGCCAGCGTGCGCAGGCGGGCGGCGTAGGCGGTCGTGGCCTCGCCCTTGCGGCGGGAGACTCCGAGCAGCTTGCCGAGCTCGATCTTCGTCTTGCGCTCGCCCCAGCCCTCGGAGGCAGCGCGCTTGAGCAGGGCTCGAACGTCCTCGTAGACCATGACCGGCAGGCCTGAGTTCTCCAGGATGTCCTGCACGGTCTTGTACTGGGGCAGGCGGCGCCGGCCGCGCCCGTCGCGGACGAGGTCCCGGATGGCGGCCTGCCAGGCCGAGCGGACCGAGGTCCAGGCGAACGGGTTCGGCACCCGGTCACCGGCAGCCGTCAGGACCGGCGCGTCGAGAGCGTCCTCGGCCAGGGCTTTCACGCGGGTGAGGAAGTCGTTCAGGACCGGCTCGGCCAGGTCTAGGTACTGCTCCTCGATCGCGTCGCGCCAGTCAGCCACTGCCTTGGGGGATTCCCAGTCCGAAGGGCCGGCGGCCAGCAGATCGACGTCGGCCGACATCAGCGCACCTCCTCAAGAGACGCCCGGTTCAGGCTGGGCGTACGGATGAGCGCGTTCTCCGGCAGGACGTAGCGCAGCGCGGTCACGAGCCGGTCCAGGCGGTGCGGGGCGCCGTGCGTCGCGACCTGGGACACGTAGGCGTCCAGCAGGGTCACGACGCGGCCGGACTCGACGCCAGGGCAGCCGTGGTTGTCGAGCAGGGCCGGGACGACGTCCCACGCCCCCTTCGTAGCCTTGCTAACGGTGATGATGTCCGTCGGCCACAGGACGTGCGCCTCGTGGAACGGCCGGCCCTTAAGAGCGTTGAAGCGAGCCCTGTCGGCCCGCACGATCCGCTTGCCGACGGCCTCCAGCGCCTTGACGACCAGGACGTCAACGACCGCCACGAGGGCGGTGGCGTCAACGTCCTGGCCGTGGGCGGTCAGCCGGGCGTCCGGGTTGCGGCGCGGTGGGGCAGGTGTCATGGGTTCTCCTGAGGTGATGGGTGACTGGGTCATGCCCCTGCCGGGGCCGTCGTGGATGACTCCGGGCGGGCGTCGCCGGATGAGATCGGCGCCTCGCTACCCGGCACCCTACCCGGCTCGGCAGCGTCGGCGCCACTCGGCGGGCGTCCGGGACCGTCCTGGTCTGGGGCGGGGGCGCCGTCCTCGGCAGGAGCGGTCGGCGGCACGGCCAGGGCGCGAAGGGCCTCGGACGGGGCCGAGTAGTCGCCCTCGTACGCCTTGAGGATCTCCTCGGTGAGCGGGCCGATGCCGATCGTGCCCATGAGGTCCGGCCGCTTGGTGACCATGGCGAGGGCCTGCATGAGGGCCCGCTCGTCCAGGGGCTTCGCGTCGGAGTCGTCGAAGCCGGAGGCCTCGCGCAGCGCCTCGTCCGACACGGCGCCAGCGCGGTGGAGGTTCAGCGCCTCCTCGGACCGGTTCGGCCTGGCCACGAGGGCGGACACGTCGTAGCCGACGGACAGGGTCCTCACCTCGTCCTCGGAGAGGCCCGCCGAGAGCAGGACCGGGCGAAGGTACTGGGAGGTGAGGGCGTCGCAGATCAGGGCCAGGACCGGCTCGATGTGCGTGGTCACCGTGTCCTCGCGGGTCAGCCACGCGCCCCAGTGGTTCATGGCGCCCGAGCCGAGCAGCAGCTCCGGCGGGGCGTCCTGGGCCAGGGCCAGGCGCCGGATCGCCTCGTCGCGCAGGTCGCGGGCGCCGGAGTCCAGGGCCGAGGAGAACGTGAGGTGGCTCATCTTGTCCGCCGCCTCGTCCGGCACGGTCACGACGAGGGGCACGACGGCGGACGCGTCGTCCCGGTTCTCGATCGGCCGCAGCATCGAGTCCATGAGGGCCGCCACGAACGGGTCCGGCGCGCCGTAGGCGTTCGCGTCCGCGGCGTCCGAGGCCAGGGCGGCCGAGGCCGAGGAGGGCACGACCAGGATGCCGGCGCCGGCCAGGCGGGAGTCGATCTGGGCGCTGATGTGGCGGGTCAGGCCGATCAGCTCGCGCAGGATCGGCAGGCAGGCCCTCGTGGGCGAGTCCGCCTCCCAGTAGCGGGCCGGGTGCGGGCGCCAGACGCGCACCATGTACACGTCGCTGGAGGGGACCTCGACGGGGGCCGAGCCGTCGGTGCCCAGGTTCAGGCGCACGGTCCGCCCGTCGGAGCCGACGGAGGAGACCTCCGTGACGGCCAGCACGCGCCACACGAGGTCGGTCAGGGCCGGGTCCGGGCTCGGGGCGGTCACCGCCGGGGCCGAGGACGGGGAGACCTCGTCGATGACGTGGCGCGGCACGCCCACGAGCCACCCCTCGCCGGCCACGAACAGGTTCGTCGCCAGGCGCTGGAGCATCTGTCCCAGGTCCTGCTGGGACGCGCCCAGCGCCGCCAGGACCGCCTCGGCGAGAGAGGCCGAGGGGGCCGGCGCCGTGTCGGTCGCGTCCGTCTCGTCGTCACGAAGGGACGAGTGCGGCCCCGTGGCGGGCTTGTGCTGGACGTAGAGGCGCGCCTGGCTCAGGCGGCCGGCCAGGGTCGAGGCCAGGAACCTCTCCTCACCGACCTCGTCGTAGGCCGCCCACGCCTCGGACTGCCACGAGAGCGAGCCGGGCGATGCTGATGAGGTGCGGGGGGCCCCGGCCGCTGAGGACGTGGCGCGGGGGCGGGCGGAGGCCGCCGCGGGCCGGGAGGCCGCTGCGGTCAGGGCCGAGGCCGAGGACGGGGTCGGGGCCGGCGGCTGCTGGACGATGACGCCGCGGCGGGCCAGAGCGCGGGAGCGGTAGGCGTCGAGGCTGGAGATGGGCGCAGGTGCGGCAGTCACTTCGAGTCCTTCGCGGAGGGGGTGGGTGCGGGCGATGAGGGCTGAGGCGCGGCCGAGTCGATCCGGTGGGAGACGTGGCCCACGACGTAGGCGGCGCCGAGCGTGGCGCAGGCGGCGCGAAGGGCACGGCCCAGCGGGGAGGTGCGGTGGAGCGGGGAGCTGGGGCGGCGGGGCGAGCGACGGAAGGTGAGGGCCATGCCGAGGCCGATCGCGATCGTGGCCTGGGTGCCGACGCAGTACGGGCAGTCGAGGGCTGAGACCAGGCGGTGGCGCCAGGCCTGAGGAGGGGCGGCGTAGCCGAATGGCTGACCGGGCTCGTTCTCCTCGGCCCAGCGCTTGAGCGGGTCGGCCAGGACCCAGCCGCCCAGGACGTCCGTGGTGGCGAAGCGGGTGACGCGCAGCGCCGCGCCCGTCAGAAGGACGGCGTCCACGGCGAGAAGTGCCGCGTCGGCCAGGGCCTCGCGGGCCGGGGCGGGCCCCGCAGCGGGGCGGGTAGGGGCTGAAGGTGACATGTATGCTCCCATACAAAAGGTTGAGGGTGGGCTATATGTGCAGATTATAGGGGGGTCAAGCCACCCCCTCCCCTATCAATCTCGCCGTGAACATCGGGAAACCCTATGGGTGAGCCGTCGGGATCGGGCACGTCCGTGGATCGGGCGCCGCGCTCGGTCCAGCTGCCCGGGCCCCTGCATCGGTCTGTGCTGAGGGCCGTCCCTACCGTGACCGGGCGTGACCGGGCAGGACCGCCCGGTCCTGCCCCTATCCATCCCATCAGGAAGACCTATGAGTGGACGGCCCCGCGCTCGCGGTCCTTATGGGCTGCACGAGGCTGCACGAGGCCTGCCGCCACCGCCTCCCACGCCCGTCCCGCCCCGGCCGCCCATATCAGGACGTGGCCCACGTCACTACCACATCGGGCAGGCCGGCTTGCACTCCCTACGTATGACGGCATACAGTAGGGGCATGAGCACGACAGAGACCGCCCGCCCAGACAGCACCTCCTCGACCGGCAGGCCCTCCCCCACTGACAGCCCGACCGAGACCATCCCGACCGTCCCCAGCGCCCCCCAGGTCCCGGTACGCCGATCCATCCTCCGCGCCGCCGGCACCCCGAGGTCGAGCCCCCTCGCCGGCCGGCGAGACCGGGTCCCGACCGAGGAGTTGTCCGCCGTGCCGGCCGTCCATCGGCGCCGCCCCTCCCGCGTTAGCACCTCAGCCAAACCGACCGGCAGCCGGGCCAGCCGAACCGGCCGACGGTCCCCCTCACGACGCGCCGACCGACGCCGCCACCTGCGCGCCGCCCTGGCCGGCATCCTCATCGCCGCCGCCCTGCTCGGCGCGCTCCAGCTCCTCGCGCTGGACGGCATCG